AACCAGCCGCGCACGCCGGTACCGTTCGCCGGAGACTCGCCAGCCCCATCGCCGCCGAGGCTGGCGACTATGGCCAGAGCCTGTGAGTAGATCCCACTCCACCAGCCACGTGCCCCACTGCCGCCGGTTGGCTGCGTAATGCCGGTGCCGTCAGTACCCCATTGCGCATCATCTGTGGCGATAGTGACGGGCATTGATGCGGCCGAATTAGCGCTCCCTTTGGCGGGCAAATTAGTGGCGATGGTCGAAAGCTTTGATACTGCTGTTGTCAGCGCTGTTTCAATGCTCTCAAGCGCATCGTGCGTTTCATAGTCATAGGTCAGCAACTGAAAGTCAGGGTCAGCTACATTTGTATAACCTGGCCACGCATAGTAATAATCGCCCCATGATGCGGCAATAGCGGCAAGCCCGGCATTTGACAGCAGTTGTAGCCCGGCATTGGCCGGCGTCGAACTGGACATGCTCACGCCGATAAACGCCTGCACAGGCAGGCCCGTTAGACCAGTATTAAACGGCCCGGCATTCGTGATGTGGCTGCCTTTCACTGAACGGATAAATACTTGACCATTGACAGGATTGTAGCCGATGAATACGACCCACTCGGGACCGAAGTCATAGTCAGCTGCGTAGGTGCTACCAGACCCATTATTGAATTCAACAGAATGGGGCAGGCTAATAGCAACAGTACCCTGCGCGGTAGCTAAAGGCAGCGCGCCTCCTGACAGCCCGTTAGAGACAACTTGATCAGGATCATAATATGCAGCGACGAATCCTGCGAGAACGGACTGAAACTCGCCATACTCCGGCTCCGTGCCAGCCGGCCAACTCACAGCAATGAATACTGGCCCCTGGTCAGGAGTGATGAGCGTGTTACTCATCTGCACCGCATTAAGCAATGCGCCGGTAAGCGGCCACGTTACCGTACTCCCGTCAGTTGATACCACGGCGCCAGTACCCGTAGTTGCACGCCCGTTTAACGTGACGGCAACATTCTTCGTGACCTCAGCAAGATTAGCAGAAAATTCGCTGAGCACTGTCTGCAAATTGGCAATTGCGGTGTTCGTCTCTGCAATTGCGGCAACAGTCTCGGTCGAGGGATAGTCAGCGGGGGGATTCGTGACAGATACGGGCTGTGCCGACTGGTCATCATAGATAATTTCCAGTTCGTCTGTGTTTTGCATTCCAGCATTGCTGGCGTCGAAAACCAGCGAGCCGCCATCCATCGACCCCGTGAAAGTGCTGCTGGTATTGACGTAAATGGGGAGCCGTACCGTCAGGTTGTAGATGAGCCGCAACTGTTGAAAGGTATAGTCCGGGATGCTCGACAGGTCTACAGTCTTGGCAGATGCGTTGAAAGGGTACGTCCCCAACATGGTCTTGCTCATCAGGATTAGCCTCCAAAAATCAATGCGTTAATAATGGATTGTTCGGCAAGCGCGGCTTCAGCCGCTTCAGCACGCGCGGCCTCAGTGGCTAATTGTTCGGCAAGCGCGGCTTCAGCCGCTTCAGCACGCGCGGCCTCAATGGCTACGCGCTTATCCACGCTGGCCGGCGGATACGTTACGTCCAGCCACACATTGGCGCCATCAATGCGCACCTCGCAGGTGTCGCCGGCATAAACGTGCTGCACAGTGGCATCGGGCTGCGTCCAGTCGAAATCGCCATCAGGAATAAAGCGGTTGCCGTTGACGTAGCCGCCGGGAAGATCGGGGCCGATGCTCCACGGCTGCTTGGGCAGCATGGGGTTTGTGTAGGTGACACCTGCGTCAATCTGATTGCCATTGCTCAGGGAAACAATCAGGTGTTCGTCATCGCGTACGACCACATTGGTAATGCTGACACCAGGAAGGCCGCGAGGCCCGAACACTGCGGACTGAAGCACAAGCTTTGGCCCACCATCGGCCGGCGCCAGCGTCGTCTTTCCAACAATCGACTTCAGGGTGGTGGTCATGTCGCTTCAGTAACCTGCCGCACCAGGCGGATTATCAGGGTTTCAGTGATAACCGGGCGCGAATCGGACAAATAGCGGATATCCCAGCGGAGATCCCCCAGAGTCCATTCTGTGGTGTCGTCGCAGTTGATCGAATACTGGCCGGGCGCCGTCCCCTGATCAGCCATCGTGACTACCAGATCAGCAACCAAGTTGCCTTCGGAGTCACGGATTTGCGACGTAATGACATACCCATCCAGGTTGACGGGCACATTACTGACTGAATAGGTAGCCTGGAAGACGAAGGCGCTACCCCGTTTATGGCAGATGATTTGCGGATCCACAGGCATCTCCAGATGGTCGCGGGGCGGCTACCGTGAAACTGGCAGGCATGATTATCCCAATCCCATCATTTTGCAGTCACGAAGCCTGCGCGGTTACCCCCAAATCAGCCTTGGCTGACTGAATCACCGACTGAAGCCGGGCCTTCTCCAGCGTCAACGCCTTGTACTGGAGCCCATGCTCCGCATTTGTGATCGATGTAGGCGCCAGCCCCACCAGCAGCTCTTGTACCTGCGCCAGGCGCTGGGTAGCGCCATCCAGGATGGCTTGGCCTGTCCTGCGGGTCATGCTCTGCTGCCCGGTGACGGCGCCTATCTGCTCGCGGATGCCTGCGGTCATGTTTTCGTGATTCATAGTAATGCTCCCTGCTGCTGGTGCTGCTGCTGAAGGAAATATGCCAGCCCGGTATCGTCGATACCATCGAGCGGCGAAGTCATCATGTCGCGCAGGCCGTACTTCGTGGAGAGCCGGGTGCGGTCCTTCTGCTCGAGCGGATGGTCGGCAATGGCGTCAGCGAGCTCCACCTCGTTTTTCTGGCCAACACGGTCGATACGGCCGCGGCGCTGCGCGTGGGTTTTGGCGGTCTGCGGAGTATCGTGCTGCCACAGCCACTGCCCACGCTGCACATTCATGCCTGTGGCGGCAGCATCGCTGGCAACCAGGATATCAGCCTGGGCTTCGCCGCTCTCCGGGTTGAACATCAAGCGCTTGCGCTCTTTCTCGGCCGCCGTGTCGCTGCCGGTGATCGACACTACCCGGTGGCCATCGGCCTCCAGGCGCTGCTTGATCTGCTCGACGGCCGCGCGCGAGTGCGCGAACACGACACCGGGCTTGCCCTTGCGCTGGGTGGCGTACTGGCTTACGGCCTCCAGCTTGGCGCCCTGCGGGTGGTCATTGATGATGCGGCGGATGGCCATGTCCTTGACGATACCGATAGATGCTTGCAGGTCGCGGGCCAGCGCTTCGTGCTGGTCATCCGGTACACCCCCAAATGCCTTTGGCGATATCGCCTTCATGGCGTCAACATCCACTTTGCCGGCCATGCGCGCCAGCCGGGCCTTGCCGATGTTGCTATCCATTTCAGCCAGAGCCTGGTGCTGGGCATCGGTCAGCGCCACTTTTACCTCGCTGGCATGGGACTGAACGCCGGAATCAATCTTTTGGGGGTAGACGTACCGGGCCATTTCACGGCGCAGTTCATCCTTTGACGCCAGTGTGTCGGCGCCATACCGGCGCATGAATGCCTCACGGTCGGTATACCTGGCCGGGTCCATCTTGGCCAGCACATCAAAGGCCTCGCTGGGGTCATTTTTTACCGGGTCGCCGGATGCGTTCACGTAGTAAGGCGTGTTGTCGGACAGTGAATCGACCACATTGGCCATGCCGGAGTTTTCCTTGCCGGCCCGGTTCAGTAGGTCGTGCCCTTCGTCCACCATCAGGTAGTCGTAGTTGATGCCTTCCTTGGCCATGACTCCATGCATCCAGTCCTTGCGCTCGGCCTTGCTCATGCCGGCCAGCTTGTCGCGCATGTCGCCCTCAGTGACGCCAGCATGCTTTGCGCCCAGGTGCAGCATGTCGTCACGGAAGGACTGGTGTGTCATCACCGTAAAATGGTGTTCCGGGTTTTTGTAGGCAGCAATGCGCTCGGAGCGGCTGGCGCCTGGCTGCGCGTGCCAGTTGAACTTTCCAGGCTCCAGGAAACGCAGGGCCTCAGAACTGAACTGCCCCTGCACGATGGCTGGCACAAGGTACATACCTCGCTTCACTTTCCCTGTTTCGTGCAGGTGCGAGAAAGCCCCCAGTCCGATTGCCGTCTTACCACTACCTACCCCGAAGGCCAGAGCCAGCCGCTTATTCTCGGCCAGCAGCTTGATGGCGCGCTGGCGCGGGGCGCCCTCGCCGCTCATGGTGGGCTGCCACAGCTTGACCGGCTGGCCTGGCTTGAAGTTCTTGCCCACCACACTCATCATGCCGGCAATCTGGCGCTCAGCCTCATGCCCTAGTGTGTGGCGCTCATCGGCACCCAGCGGGGTATCTGCCGGGGAGCCGCCATCCTGCGCGGCCAGCGGTTCACTGGAGAAGAAACCCATCTGGCTCTGCTCGAAGGCAGCCTGTTCCTCGCGGGCCGCGTCCAGCTTGTCGGCGACGGAGCCGGCGGCATACCGTTCCTGGTTACGCTCACGCAGGGTATCAACGAGCTCCCGCTCTTTCTGCATACGCGCCTCAAGCGCGGCCGGATCTACCGTATCAAGGTGGGCCCGGTTATTCCGCACCGTGGTCTTGCCCAGTTTTATAGGCGACTCAGGGCGCAGGCGGTTGTGCGCATCAGCAAAGCCCTTGCCAATCTTGGAGCGCACCAGGTCTTGAATGGCGGAATAGGCGTGCTCAGGACTGCGCATACCCTGCACATACTTCGACCAGTTCAGGCCGGCATCAGCCTGCGCCTTGAGCTCGTCGCCGCGCTGGCTCCAGGTTTGCCAGTCAGGGTTTATGGCGCTGTCGCCAAACATGTCGACGGTTTCCTTTTCGGGCTCATCCGCAGCATGTGTCTCCAGCTCTTTGCGCGCGGCGGCGGCGCCCGGTTCCTCTTTGGCGACATGGGAATAGAAGAAGTCACGCAGCGCACCCTGGTCCTGCGGAGTGAGTTCGCCAACCTCTTTATAGGCTGGAACGCCGGCAGGCTCAGCCGCCAGCGCCCGGTGCAGGGCTTCCACCGATGTCTGGTCGACGTTGATGCGCTGCTTGTTGAGCGGGGAGCGCGCGCTGCCGTAATGCTTATCGACAAAGGCGTCTGCCATCTTATCGAAAGCTGGAGCCAGCGACTCGGCCGTCTGCTGTTTTCCCTCGGCATCCTTGAGCGGAGCGATGGCGTCCAGCGCCTGACGGTACTGCTCAGCCCGCTCCGGCCCCACCCGCTGGAAGAAGTCAGCTGACTGCACATCGGCGAGAATGGCCGATGGCAGGTCGCCATCAGCTGCCCGGCCACCAATATAGTCCTGCAGGGACTGCTCCAGGTCGGGCCCGGCGGCATCGAACGGCTTGGCCAGCGTTGGCGCAGTACCTGGTTTGACGCTCATCGCCAGGTCAGGCCGAGAGGCAAAGCCTTTGGGTAACCAGTCATCCTCATCCAGCGCCCCTTTCATGATGCTCAGGTTCCTGCGCACCTGCTGCAAGCTGGCACGGTCAACTGGCTTTGCCAGCCGGTCCATGCCCTCGCCATTGACGGTCAGGAAGCGCTCATTGCCAACGGCTGTCAGAGTGTAGTCTCCCCGCTGGAGCCCGATAGCCCGCACCTGCTTGATGGCAGCCTCCGGGGATAGGGTGCCGAGCGGCACCTGCACCTGATTCTTGGCGCCCTGCTTGAGCGCAACGACCAGCGCAGCATTCGCCTCCATTTCACCCAAGGTACGGCCAAGAATGGCATTCGCTGTGCGCAGTGCCTCCCCCTTGCGCCGGTTCAGTTCCTGCGCTGCGGCAAAGTCGTCGCCGGTGGCGGCTGCGCCAAGCACGATATCCTTGGCCTCGTCCTGGAGATCGCGCGCTTCTTTCAGGGCATCGTCCGTGGCCGACAGGTAATGGTGCAGGTGGAAGGCCTGCATACCATCCGTGACCTTTTCGTATTCATCCGGGGAAAGATCGGTTTTCAGCCGACGCGCCAGTACCTGGGCGGCGCCCGCCACACCAAGCACGTCGACCACGCTCCGGTCGACCAGTGCATCGCCACCGGCGGCCAGCGCCAGCGCATTCACGGAGTTGAAGGCACCAATACCCAGATGCTTCCCGAGCACCGCCTCCGGGTCTGCGCCGGTGCGGCCTATTTCAGATAAAAACGCCCTGGTCTTGATTGTGCGCAAGTCATTCATCAGGTCTTCATTGAGTGCCGCCTCATCCGGCTCAGCGCCAACCTCCAGCACGTAGGCCTTTACCTCAGTGGCCGTCTTGAGCTCCTTTTTGGCCTGCTGAGCCTTGCGCGCCACCTGCTGGAGCGCTTTCTGTGCCTTCAGCAACTCCACGGCCTTTTTGGCGTCCACCAGGGGTTCCTTTACATCAGGGATATCCGGGCGCAGGCCCTGCAACTCTTCCTTGACCATTTTGGCGGTTTCGCCCCGCTGGATGGCGGCCTTGCGCTGGGGCGCAGTCATGGTGGCGAGCTTATCCTCGCGCAACTGCTGCGCCTCTGCCTTCAGGTGTTCTGGGGACAGGCCTTGCGCCTCTGCGCGCTCGCCGTAGTTCGTGGCAAAACCAAACCCTTTATCCTCAGTGCGCACGGGGTCCAGGTCGGCAACCGATATTTTGTCAGGAGAGGTTGACTCGAGCGGCACACCACCAAGGCCAGCTTCCTCGCGTGTCTCAGCATCTGCCAGCAGGGCCTGGCGCTGGCTATCCACAATAGAATTGGCTTTTTCCACCAGCGCACGGTGGTGCATGTCGCGGGCCTTCGCCAGCGCTGCGTCAGACAGCCCAGGGTGCTCATCCTCTTTGAATGTCAACTCTTCGGGCTTCCAGCCAACAGCCTCAGCCACCGTATTGATGAACTTCTGCTGCTGCTGCTTATGCTGGAAGTCGATAGCTTCCTTGGCGGCCTGCTTGGCTGGAGCGATACCTTGCTCGCGGTCCTTTTTGGTCTGCTCGCGCTGAGCCTCACGACGATCACGCTGTTTCTGTGCTACGTCCTGCTGATAGTCCTTTTCGGACTTAACGCCGCGCAGTTTCAGATAGTTCAGCTTGCCCCCAGCGCCACCGATCACATGGTAGACGCCGGAACCGCTGGCGGTTTCCTGGATCATGACCGGGACGCCCTTTTCTTCCTTGCCGTTTGGATGAACGGTTATCCAGCGGGCACCAGCCGGCAGCGACATGGCCTTAGCCATCGCCTCCGGGAGAATAGCGTATTTAAAAAGGGCAATAATCATGCGCGGTCCGCTGTATGGAATCAGTCCGGCCCCTGCTTCATCCATGATGGGCTGGAGAGAGGTAGCCCCAGGGGCCGGCCAGCTTATTGTGCTGTCACTACGCAGCTACAGCCCAACATCCTCGTCATAGAGCGTGATTTGCTCGCCATCGGGTGCCGTCACTGATGGGCTGTTCATGTTCCATGTGGCGTTATTGTTATAGGTTTCCATGGTGGCGCGCAGGGCCTCCTGCAGGTTTTTGTGCTCCGGCATCATGGCGATCACCGCCGGATTCATGTAATCGCCCAGCAGGTACAGATTTTCTTTCGTGTAGAACTCCTTGAGCAGCGCTTTCACAAAGAACCAGTACACGCCGTAATTCCGGTACCGGGCCGGCTGCTCCATCAGCAGCTGCAACGTGGAGAAGGCAAACTTCGATGGCGGGATAAATTCCTCTTCAGTAGCCATTATGCCTCACCCCCTGCGTTGTACTTTTTGATGGCGGAATCAATGCGCTCTCCCAGTGTCCCCTTCAGGTTCGGAAACTGATGGCTGATCGAAGTTTCGAGTATATCGTGTACGTCGAGACTACCATCGTCATTTTTTAGTAGGTGGCGCATGCCCTCGAGCACGGCCATGGCCTGGCGATGGCCGGCCTTGACGGCGCCCACCAGCGGGTTACGGGTGCCACTGTCGATACCGACAAGCAACTGGTCCAGGGCATCGGCTTTGGTTTTGGCCGGGATATCCTTTGCCGCCACTACCATCGCTGCGGCCAGGTCATGATGGCCGGACATGAAGGCGAGGCGCAGAAGAGTGCTCAGCGACGACTTTGAGTTACCCAGCAGCGGAGCTTCCTCGCTCTGATACTTCGTCAGCATCGGGATATGATCAGACCGCAATGCATCCGGGTGCAGGGCACCATGCTCTTGCGCGCGGCGGTACATATAGGCCAGCGATTCTTTCGGCCATGTGTACTTGCCGTACTCCACCTTCATGGTCGGCGCCAGCGCAGATATCACGCCCTTCAGGTCAGTTGCCTTGTTGGCAGCGGCCAGTGCGTGCTGCATGTATGCCTGGTGCGCCTCTTCCTCGAACTCAGAGCCAAACAGCTCTTTGCCAGCATCAATCCATGGGTTTTTGTGCTCATCACGATAGCCGCCGCCATTCATGCCATACGATGTTGTTATTTTCACCGGGCTGGGAATGTTGTAGCCATGACCAGAACGACTCGAGTTGGAGGCAGTGTAATCCTGTTTTAACTCGCGGTCATTCTGCCGGTCGATGTAACCCTGAATAGCCAGCGCACGATGCTCAGGGGTAGGCAGCATGATATCGGCAGAATCCAGAACCTTGCGAGCTTCACCAGTCTTTGCGATGTAGGGCTTGCCGTCCTTCACCATGGCGAACCCTGACGCGCGGGTGGCGTAATTCCAGCTCTTGGCGCGCTCTTTCAGGTGCTGCTGGAGCGTGGGGTAAAGCTCCGTCAGGACATGATGCGGAACCTTGCGCAGCTCAGACGGGCTACTGGCGTTCAGGCTGCCATCCTTGATCTGCTCGTCTACCTTGCGCGCGATGATATGGCCCTCTTCCACCGGGTCATAAGCAAAGTCAGTCAGGCCCTGGTGCTCATCACGCGACACATAAATGGAAGGCGCATCAGGCACGCCATAAGCGCGGCACTTCAGGGTACCGGTGGATGTATCGACGCCGGTAATTACCAGCTTTTCAGGCTGGCTAGCCTCGTCCATGCGCTCCACCCCGCGGCCGACCATCAAGGCCTTGCCGGTATTCGGGTTGATGATGGCGGCGCCAGCGTGCTCGAGCACGTCCTTGTCGACCAGGTATTTATTGGCCTGCAAGGCGCTCTTGGTCCGGTCCATCGCGGTCTTGAGGCGCAGTGCCGACGGGGAGCTCTTGTCCTTCACCTTGGCATAGCTGGAGCGCAGGGTGGCAAAGCGGCTGAATTCATGGACCAGGCTGGCACGCTGCTGCGCGTCATACCGCTCCGTGACAGCTGCCTTGTTCTCGCTCATCGCCACGCGCGCGGCTTCCGGGTCTTCCGCCAGCATGATCATCATTTCATCTTTGCTGACCGGGCCGCCTTCCTTGTTCAGGTTCTCCACCTTGTCGCCGCCGTGCCACAGTAGATCCTGCCAGTCCTTTTTCGCGTTCATGGACTGCCAGCGGTAGCCGTCGAACGTGCCGCGACTCAGGTAGGTGTGGATACGCATCGACTCATTGATGTTGCCCTGGCGCAGCCCGCGGCCATTGCGCTGCTGCATGATGGCCGCGTTCCATGGAATATCCAGGTGGTGGATATCCGTGGTGCGCTTCTGGAGGTTCATGCCCTCGCCCATCACGTCGGTATTGCCGATCACGAAGTCATATTTGCCGTTGTTGAAGCCTTCGGCAATATTCTGGCGCTGCATCGATGTTTTGGCGACTTCCGCATTGACGATGGCAATCTTGTGCTTTGGGATGCCCAGCGCAATCAGTGAATCACGGATTTTTTCGTGTGCGTCAACGGCATCAGCAAAGATAACCTGGCTGCCCTTCTCACCCTCCCACATGGCTTTGACGTTTTTCGCCAACTCTTCGTACTTGGGGCTTTTCTGGCCTTTGTACAGATGCGGGTCCAGCAACTCCAGATCGAGCGCAGCCAGACGCATCCGGTTCATGATGCTGAAGATATGAGCATCGCCGGTGGCATCGCCATCCTTCTGTGATTCCGCCAGCTCCGCGCGCAGGCCGTTGTATACCGACCGCTGCATGTCGCTCATTTCCAGGAAGTGCATCTTGTCGTCGCGGGTCGGCAGCACCAGGCCAACATCCTCAGCCGTCTTCCGGTCAATGTACCGGCTCATGATTTCACGCAGTTCATCGAGGTTCTTGAAGCCCGTCGTCACCAGCGTATCCGGCTCAAAGCCACCACTGAGAGTGTAGATGGTATCGGTATCGAACACGCAGAAGCGGTCAAGGAATTCTTCGGAGTTGCGAATACCAATGCGCTCGAAGGCCTCAGGGGCAATATAGCTCAGCATCGAGTACACCTCGAGCGGGCTGTTTTTCGTCGGGGTGGCCGTCAGCATGTACATGTTTTTGCCGCCAGACTTTTCCAGAATATGCATGGATTTGAAGTGCATATCCATGGCGCGCTGGCTCTCACCCTGGCCGCCAAGGAACTTCGGGCTCTCGCCGTAACGGTTTTTGGCTTTAAACAGGTTCTTGTAGGCATGGCCTTCGTCGATGATCAGCATGTCGATAGGCAGATCATCGAAGTAAATGGCGTCAGTACGCTTGCCGATATCGCGGTTTGCCAGCGCCTGATTGTATGCCTCGCGGATTTTATTGCGCTTTTTGTCTCCGGCATTTTTCAGTGCGGCTGCCCGCTGGTCAAAGAAGTCCCGCTGCGCGTATTCTTCCTTCATGATCGGATTGATATCGATATCTTCAAACGCAGGGGCAGAAAACAGCACAAAGTCGTAATCGTTCTGCGTCAGCTCATGCAGCTTGCGATTGCGCACGTCGGGACTATCGGTGACGCCCTTCAGCTCACCATCCTTGTCAGTGCTGTATGTCTCGCCTATCACCATAATACGGGAGCCGGGGAACCACCGGTTTGCCTCGGATACCCAGTTGGCAAGTACCGACTTCGGCACCGTCAGGGCTGGGCACTTAGCCTGTCCGGTAATCTTCGCCATGCGCGCCAGCATCAGCCCGCGCACGGTCTTGCCCAGGCCAACGTCAGCAGCAACAATGCCCTTGCCGCGCTGCAATGCCCAGCGCAGGCCGCCGTACTGGTATTGCTTCAGGCCGGCTGTGACCATGCCGGGAATATCCATCGTCTCATCGCTGAAGACTTCCGGCCGGTAGCCGCGGAACTTGCGGTTATACAGGGCCTCCACCGAATCACGATACTCCGACGTGCACAGCCACTCTTTGAACTCCTGATTCCATTCCTCGATGGTGGGGAGCTCTTTTTTCTGCACGCGGTTACGGTTCAGGTAGCGTTCCAGAAGATCGACATTCAGGCCGCCATGCACCTTGTACATGGCATGGTCCAGCGTGATTTCCGTCGGGGTCAGCCAGGATATCGCGCCTGGGGATTTTTCCAGGTACTCATCGCGCTTGTGGTTCTGGAAGGCCTCCAGCACATACAGCGGCAGGAATGCGCTGTTCAGCTCGACTTCAACATCCTCAAGGGACTTGGGGTCGATAGCCTGCTCGATGGCTTCCAACTGGCTGGAGAACTTGCGCTGCTGCTCGGGCGGAAGCTTGTCGTTATCCAGAACCTTTTTCATCGCGTCATAGCGCAACCACAGGTCACCGGATGCGAACTGGTTCATGGTGGTCCAGCTGGAGTCCGGCAGCAGGGCATAGTCTGCCGAGGCGTACAGCTCATCCAGCACGGTATCAGCATCCTTGCGGCCGAGCTTGGCAGCCAGGTCGCCAGCCGTAAACGATCCCTTTTGCAGCGCCAGACCCTGTGCCACCGTATCAAAGTCGCCGGCCAGCTTGCGCGGGGCTCTGCCGGAAACGATATCGGAGAACTTGCCGGTGGGGTCGACCGAACCAATCAGCCGATACAGGCTCTTGTCGCTCTTGGCGGCCAGCAGCAGTTCAGGGTTTTTCGACGGGATACCATGGGCCTTTACCCAGTCCTCCAGAGCCTGCATGACGGGCTTATGGTCGGTTTCCTCGCCCTCTTCGTGCGCCTGAATCAACTGGCCTATCTGCGTGGCGAGCCGGGCGGCATCAGCCATGCCGCTGGTGGCGGCTACGTCTTCAACGCGGTGCCAGCGAGGCGGATCGCCCTGCAGGACATACGCCACACCATCAATAGTGCGCACGTCGCCGGGCTTGGCCGCGGTGTACGCGCGGCGCCGACTGTTGGCCATCAGCTGGGGATGGTCGCTTTCCTGGAACAGCTCTAGCAGCTTGGGCATGTCGGCAGGGCCCTGCGCGCGGCTGTCCGGCTCAAACTCGGCAATCGCATCAGGCACCCCCTCCATGCTGCCATTGACAGTAATGTCTGAGCCGATGCCGGCCTTTGCACGCCAGCCGGCCTCCTGCTTGCCAAAGATATTGGGCGCACCCCTGGTGGTGAAATATTTGCCGGCCAGAAAATCGGCATCCCATACACCAATGCGCTGCAGGTCAGCCTGCTCTACCCGCTCAAGGGCGGCCGCCACATCCTCCGGGCGCTTGCGCAGGTAGACGATATCGGTAGTAACTTCGGTATGTCCGTGCTCGAAGGCAGTATTGGGCATACGCTGGGCGCCCAGGAACTCACCCTTGCGCAGCAGGCGCTCACGCAGACCGCGGTTATTCTTGCCGTCCATGACGCCGGTGGGCACGATCATGGCCACGATACCGCCAGACTTGCACTTGTCCAGCGAGGTATCCAGGAAATAGGCCTCAGCGGTCTTCAGGTGGCGCTTGTCGTCGGCCAGCATGGAGCCGCGCAGCCCGAACGGCGCATTCCCAATCACCGCATCAAACTGGCGGCCATCCTGAGTGGCGAAGCGCTCCAGGCTCGAATTCAGCACCTCATGCTTGGCACCGTGCAGGGCCTGACCAATCTTGGCGCTAACCGGGTCCAACTCGACGCCGGTGACGGTAGCTGCAGCCGGCGCCGTCTCCAGGAATACCCCGGTGGCGCAGGACGGCTCGAGCACCGTGGCGTTTTCCTTCAGGCCGAGTTGGCGCAGCACGCGCCACATGGCCGCGGCGACCTTGGGGTCTGTGTAATACTCGTTGAGGCTGTCACCAATGCCGCCATTCCCGGAATACATGGTCAGCAGCTGGCGCTCGGCCGCATCCTGGGGGCCACCATTGGCGACAATAGCCTGGGCCTGCCGGTTGTACTCTTTGCGCTGGGACTGGGTGACGCCGGCACTCACGCCCCAGGCTGGAGCTGCGGCAGCATCAAATGGCTGCTCCAGGTCGACGGAGCGCGCGGCCGGCGCCGGCTCAGGCTCAGGTTCGCGCGGGGCAGCAAAGGAGGCGGGAGATGTAGGGTTGACCGGAGACGGCAACGGCAGAGGTGGTAGCTGGCCATCGATAAGATGCTTTTCACGGACAAACCAGCCGCCGTCCTTTTTGAAGGTATAGGGGTCAACCAGCATGGCCTCATCTTTCGACCAGTCGGAGGCGATCACTCCACGCAAGGTCTTGCCTCGCCCGGTGACGTGCTCGACGAGGGTTGACTCGCTCGGCACCGGCACCAGAGCGATAGGAAACATGCTCTCCAGCGCCGCGCGCGCTTCCTTGTGGGGCTTACCAACAGCATTGGCGATCAGGCCAATCAATGTCTCCTTCTCATCCGGGGTGCCGCGCTCCATGACCTGGGCAATACGGTCCTTGCCGAGCTTTGCCACCATATCCTCCAGCGTCAGCGGGGCCGGGGCCGGGGCCGGCTCAGGCTGCTTTGCCGCCAGTTGCGCTGGTGCCGGCTCGATAGGCTGCGGCTCAGCAAACAGGTCAGGCTCTGCAATGGCAGCGTGCGCAGGCTTGTGCGCATGCACGTCCAGCCGCTTTTTCTGCATGCGCACATGCGGAGCGGTCACCACACCGGTCTTGCTCACGGAGCCATGGACCAGTGTGGGAACATCAAACAGGCCAAACTGTTCAGCCTTGAGAAAGACAATCATGGCTCACCCTTATTTTTTTGTAGCAGTCTGCGCGGCTGGGAACACGACAAGCGCCTTGATCATGCCGGGTGCTTTCTTTGTAGCCGCCACCTTGCGCTTGAACTCAGCGACAGGGATTGTCGTTACCTCACCGAGAAAGCGCGGGTCATTGTAGTGCTTCATGTAGGCCAGCTTGGCGTCCTCGATGCTATCGAAGCCCAGCATGCACTTGTCTTCGTCATACTCCGTCCACTTCCCGGCTTTGCGCTGGTGGATGACGTAGACATTCTCGGCCTGCTGGCTGGGCCCTACATAGCAATCTACCTCGTCACCATCGGCGCCTTCGGAGCGGCTGACATAGCCGTAGGGGTAAAGCATCCGCGTCTGCCAGGGTTTGCCGTCTGGATCTACCCCGGAGCGCACGCTACCTTCGCGGTTTTCAATAGCCACGTCGATGCCCTGAAACGTCAGCATGTAGACCGGCTGGGCAGGGAGAGTGGTGGGGGTAAAGGCGTCCGGCGCCAGCACCATGGGGATTTTCTTCTGCTTGGGAATGTCGCGGATGACGGCGGCAGCTTCTGCGGCTGTGGCCTTCATGAATACAATTGCCTTTGCCATTGGTTGTGCACTCAGTAATTCTTTTATTACAAGAAGTCTCTTATCACGGCGCAGATTCAGTTTGTTCCTACGGTTCCCCGTAACATTCTTGTCTTTAAGTTCCTCAAGAATGATATTCAATTCATGCAGAGCATCGACCACTTCTGGATTGGATGACTTTTCGGCAGCAGCAAGCATATTTGCCTTTTCAGCCTGCCCTGCATTGAGCCTGGCAACTGCTTCCTCTTGGTATCTTCGCAGCATAGCTTGTTTGTCGGCCTCTTCCTGCTTGAGACGATCAATGCGGGCCTGTACTGTCTTTGGTACTGGCTTGCCGGTACGGCGAGAGAGAAAGTCTATAGCATCTGACCATTCTCCGTGGGTATCCTGATGCTCTTTACCTGGCACCGAAACTTCGTAGTCTGCCTCACCATTCATCATTTTATAGGTTGGTGGCAAAACATGGTCGGATATACGGATTTTGTAGTCTTTACCAGAATCGTCTTCATTAAGACGATGCGTTACCGTCAGGTATTGTGACGATGAAATACCGCTGCTATGGCGATCCGTTTCCAATCCCATAGCCTCAGCATGGCGACCAATCGCCTCACGGATATCTTCATGGCTCTGTGGATTAGTCAGCCGATCATGCGCGCGGACAAGCACAACCTTTCCGTTTTTCAAGTGGCGCTGGTGTTCATCAACATGGCCCTTCAGGAAAATTATCATTTCAAATCCTGCAAATTAAGTTCAGACAGCCACTTATCCATTCTGGACTGGCGCGCTGCGTCAGCATCCGTCATCACGTCCGTCATGCCTGGCAGCGACAGCCAAGTTCCCCGGCAATGCGGATGCTGCACGCCGGCCGCCACCCACCAGCGCTCAGCCGCGGAGCGCTCAATCAGCACATCACCCACGCGCTTGCGCGGCGCCGCTGACCGGCCGATGTTGGTCTTGCCGGGCCATACCTGAGTGTCACCGTCCAGTGTCTCATCGCTGGCGCTGGCCACGCGCATGATGACACCGTTTATCTTGCGGCAGAAGGGGCAGGCCCCAGCATACCGCTCCACTCGCTGCACGCGCGCGCCGGGCGCCAGGCTGGCTATCAGGCCCTGGTTCGCATTCTCGCCGGCTTCTGTTACCGCAATGCGGCGCCAGTCCCGGTTCAGGCTACCAAAAGCGTCAAAAAGCTGAGTCTGGAGACTATGAGCAGTCGCCAGCTTGTCACCCAGCATGACCCCTTCCTGGTGCGCCATGATGACTGTACGGAGCCGGTGGCGGACAGCATCGCCCATGTTACGGACATTCTCCGCGCACCGGGCGGCTCCATACCGCAAAACAGAAGACTGAAGCTTGCTCAGCCCGAATTCATCCACTGCTTTATCCACAGAGGACGGGAGATGTTTGACGACAACCGCTGCCTGCGGGTCCGTTACAGTGCCCATGGCAGCCTGCACGGCGCCCATCATGAAGGCCTTGGCCGCCAGCCACTGTGCTTCCTCGCGCACCACCACGGTCGGCATGTAGCGCTCGACCGTGCAATCTATCAACAGGCTCCAATCGTCCAGCGTCCACTGGTCGCGGGGCAGGCTTTCCAGGTACAGCCGCGCCAGCTTCAACTCAGCCGGGGTCCAGCGCGCCACCTCGCCGGGCCGGGGCTCCCGGCGCAGGGACGGATTGTGCTTCTCGCCGGCCAGCCATGCGGACAACTCCGCGTGAATGCCAGCTATCCGCGTCAGGCCGCGCTTAGTAAAGAGTTCCACCAGCAGGCGCACGAAGGCAGACGGGTGCTCATGCCAGATATCGGCATCCTCGCCGGGCGGGTCGCCGATGGCCTTATACATCACGTCCAGCACCTGGTCTGTCCGGCCGGGAGCGAGCGAACCTATATCTATGAGCAGTGGCTTGGCTATCTTCATGGCATCAAGAATACCGTCCCAACCGAACGGAAGGCAGCGCGTTTCATCTTTTTTTATACATTACCGCTTGCTTGTGTTTACTCAAATTTGATAAAGTCGAGCAATGGATAACCGGAGAGCAATCACATGATAACCCCTTCCTTCTGTACGACACCGCTCACAGTGGCGGCAATGCAAGTGGCCGAGGCCGCCCATGCTGGCCAGGTCCGCAAAGTCAGCGGCGTGCCCTACATCGGGCACCCTGTCGCGGTCGCCAGCATCGTGGCAATGGCTGGCGGGTCAGAAGCCCAGATAGCTGCTGCGCTCCTTCATGATGTGAAGGAGGATTGTGAGCCGCACTACTGGAAATTGGTTGGTGAACTCGACATCGCCGTAAAAAACATTGTCATTTCGTGCTCTGAAAAGAAGTTCGATAGCTTTGGAAAAAAGCGCAGTTGGATGGACCGCAAGCAGTCCTATTTGCTGTGTATGCACAATCCTGTGTATGTGCAGGACAATGCGCTGCTGGTTATCGCGGCCGACAAGCTGCACAACGTCAGCGATACCATTGACGGACTCAAGGCTTCAGGCAAGGAATCGCTGAAGGCTTTCGGCGCTGGCGCCTTTGAAATCGGCTGGTACTACTCGTCCATGCTGAACGCGCTGAAGGCCCGACTGGCAGAGCTTGACCATGACGAGGCCAAGAAGCTGAATAACGTGCTCTACCTGCTGGACGAGCAGACGCGCACACTGCTGCGGATGCTGGCCCCCATCATCGCCGATCACGCCAACTCGCTAGACAAATCCGACCCATCCACGCGGCGCACCGTCGACCAGATGGATGGCGTGATGGTCGGTAATGTTTTCGAGAAGCTTTATGCGGCCCATGGTGACCCGGATAACCTGGGCATGTTCCAGCGCATCCTGCCTACTCTCGTTGAAGCCGACAACTACTCCATCTGCATCAAGTACATCATGGGGGTTTGCTTCTGTGAAGTGACCACGGCCACCACGATGATTCTGGAGCGTGGCCGCGACTCCATCGAAGTTTTCCGCCGCCTGTGGCTGAAGCTGGCGTTTGGCCCGCGCGCCACCTACGAGTTGGACCGCATTGAGCAGTACGGCAGCAATGCCGTGCTCAGCGAAAGCGATATCCCCTTCTGAGGTAACAATGGCAAGAATCAGCATTTTAAGGCTTATCGCTGGGATGACTGGCGCCATGTTTGGCGGTATGCCAGCCGAGCGCCAGCCCCAGTTCAATAAAAAGGGAGACGGGAAAAAGTCCTGTCTCGAATGCGGAAAGGTGCACGCGCAGCATAACAAAAGCTTTTGCAGCGCGGAGTGCCACCGGGTTTATACCGAGCGCGAGAAGGCGGAGCGCAAGGCGGCAAGAAAGGTGACGAAATGAAAAAATGTACCAATGGTACTCGCCATAAATGGACGTTCGTAAAAAACGTGACCATCCGGCAGGAATCACTCAGCACTATTCAGCTTTCAAAGCGCGGTTTTTATAAATGCGCGTGTGGCGAAGGAAAGATAGGCGCCTACAAGATGGAAACCACAAAATGAGCCTCACCTACCTGAAAAATGCCTGCTGGGCCGCCCTCGAGCGCGATTGTACGCAGTATCTGATTTCCAATGCTGACGGCCGCGAGGATGGAGCGCTCAAGGCGCATATGCACGATCAGCTCTGCCGTTTCATGGTGGCGGCCATCCATGGCGGAGATACCGACAGCGTGCGTCTTGACTTCGACGAGGCATGGCATGCGGTACACGATGGCACGCAGGCCCTGACTGATCATCTTGATACGGAATTGGGTTTTCCTGTCAGCGGCCGGCCTGAATATGAAACCATGGTTCCGAAGTTTTTTGACCGGTTTTTCACGCTGGCCATGACGGCTATGGGTATCGTCGTTCCTGATGGATGGACAACAACGGTCAATCGTCTTGAGGTTGGTGAAAGCGAAAGCGGCCTTTACGTTTATGGAACTGCTGAATCAGTAAATGCTGTTCGTGACTGGATGATTATGCGCGATAAGCAAGCCACTGATAGCGTGAAAATATTGACCGAACAGTTAACGGAAAAAAGAGAAGCGCTTATGGTGCTTCCTGAAGGCTTTGAACTCGGCGATATTGCAGATACAGCGAATTCCTTGCTGGGTTATGAGAAGACCATCGCTGTTGGCCATGAAGATGATGCCTACAACACCGTCGAATCGACCACGGCCTACGCATCCCGCTTCCTGCAGGCCTTTATTAAGATGCAGGCTGCCATACCCAAGGGATGGAAAGCCAAAGCCGTTTTGATTCGCGCGAACGGCGATGCCGACGTGACCAACAAAATGAAGCGGGAGTGCATCGGCGAGTTTCATGTCGATGTTGACGAAGAGTGTCAGGACTGCGGCGGCTCCGGCTTCGTTGACGATGGCCTCTCGCAGACGGCCTGCACCACCTGCGACAACGAAGGCACGGTGACCAACAAGAAGGATATCCCCTGGACTACGATCAAGGATATCTATAAGCGCATGGTGGCTTTTGCAGGGGTTCGGCAGATGGAAGGAGTAAAGTCATGACCCACGATAAGATTGAATCGCTGCGGCGCATTGCAAACAGTGGGCTTCGTTCTAATCCAAAAATCGTCATTATTACCCCGGAAGAACTGCTTGCTCTGATCGATGAGTTGGAGCGGCTGCGGGACTCTGCCATAAACATGGCAACACATCGGATTGTGCCGGTCGAGCCGACAGAGGCGATGCTGCGCGCGGTATTTATCTTGCCGAAACATACACTGACCGGCGACGGCGACACCAAAAATATCTACAGAGCCATGCTCGAAGCTGCGCCGCTAGCTGATAGCGGTAGCACCCCATCCTCTCACTGGAAAGTGACCGGAGAGAAAGACCCGCACGCAGGCCATTATGACGGTGAGCGCTCGCAGCTTTCGCTGGGCAATATGACGGATGACGAGCTTGCCAATGCCGTCTTCATGCATGGCAATGAGTATCCGAAGATGGATGACGTGATTGCCGGTAAGGCAAAAATGCCGATTGTCTACCTGACAGCTGCCAAGGACCGTATCCGCTGGCTGTCGCGCGCGCTCGAAAGAGCAATCGAAGCACTGAAACAGGTGAAATCATGAGCGAGAAGATGCGGGCGGAGTTTGAGGCGGCACTTGTGGCTGTCGGGTACGTCTCGACTACGTTCTTCAACAACGAGCGCGACGCAGGGCCGGAAGGCTACTGCGACCACTGGCTGCGCGGTGCGTGGAAGGCTTGGAAATTGCGCCAGCCCGAGATCGACGCCTTGCAGGCGCGTATCGCTGAGTTGGAATACGAAGCCCGGTGGATCAGAGAAAAACTGAAACTTCCTGCCGACACCCAGCTACTGCGCGGCGAGAAAACGCTGGCAGGAACCATGCACGTTGTCTGCCATCGGGCACACGGTTACGTGGCGTATATCGAGGCGTACAAGTGCGACGATAAACAGGGCGAAATAGGCAGACTTAGCAAGCGCATCGCTGATCTTGAGGCGAACCGGTGCGTGGTGGTGCTGCCGGAATATCCCGAGATGGTATGTGCCCTATGGGACGTGTTCAACGGGAAGGAATGGCTCATGACTGTAACTAGTCCGCTGGAATGGGATGCAAAAGCCGTAAAGGATACGTTGCTGGCGCAGAACTACGCACCGTGGCTTCAAGTGGCACTTCGACACTCCATGACCGATGAAAGCTTGTGCACCACCATCACGGCGGCAGATGTGAAGGATGCGCGGCGGTATCAGTGGCTACGCAAGCACTATGAAGTAAGTTTGGTAATCGACTTTTTCGGCAACGGCTGCGTTAACAAAACCATCGAAATGGTCGAAGCAGCAATCGACGCCGCAATGGCCGGCCAAGATGCGGCAGGGGGTGAGTGATGGCTAAAAAAGCCGCTGTTATGATTGATGGGTGGAAACTGGGAATCTTCATAAAGCATCTTGATCGAGCAAAGCGGGTCTACACGCAACATCCCGGCATTACCAAGGATTACGTTTTGCTCAAAGTCGAATACGAATGGGTGTCTGATCTTTCGCCCATCATCGAAGCCGCTAATACGGAGTGTGAAAATGCAAAACGAGACTAAAACATGTCTTACTGACGGCAGACCAGTGACACCAGACCACAGAGAGATAGACCCTGCCACCGGGATGCAAAAGGCGTATGTAGTGCTGACACCGGAAGAACGCGCCAAGGGGTTTATTCGCCCACTTCGTCGGGCCTACATCCATTCAAAGTGTGGAACCGAGACAAAAATGGGACTGGCGCTGTGCGAAACATACGCAAGAGACCCATTTTTCTACAGTGGCACTTTTTGCGTTGGTTGCCGCGCCCATTTCCCGGTCGCCGAGTTTTCGTGGGTAGAAGATGGCGCAGGAGTAGGGACGTGAGCAAGATTACGGAGTTGGTTGAGCAGTACGGTACGCGCTGCAGAGGCTCCGGGGTGGCGCTGGAAGGCTGCAACTTCGGACTGTGTGGCGAAGAGGCGGCAAGGGCGAATATTATCAAAGCTGAAATAGCCAATAAAATCGCCGCCCTCGAAGAAAAAGAGCGGGCGCTGGAGTGGCTGCTGGAAAACGGATATGCGAAAGCCAAGCGGGTCATTTTTGAGCGGATTAATTTAGAGCCGTACAAATGCTATGTTGTTAACTTGACGACTAAGGGTGACATGTCCGCGCAAGGCAGCGGCCCCACGCCGCTTGACGCGGTGCTGGATGCGATGAAGAAGGAGGTGGGGTGATGACGACTAAGGCACAAGCTAGAGCGAATGAATATGCAAGCGTTGAGGTGGAATATAGCCCTGAATCCATGCGGGGCATTGCCAGGCACTATCTATCCGGCGCAGCCTACCAGAAAAAGGAATACGAGTACCAGCTTGCCATGTTGCGAAATGCGCTTTTACCTTTTGTGGTGTTTTACGAGCACACAATAAATTGTGCTTGCTGCGGAATCCGGCACTTCCCCGAAGAAAGAATGTCTGCCGAGCGCTGGAAAGCGCTTTACGAGGCGGCAACTGAGATAGGCATTTCTCGAAAGGAGCAAGGCCATGACTGACCAGCTTGCCGAAGCGGCGCGGGCCTTGCTGAATGCATACTTTCCGCAGGGCTGCATGAATGCAGAAGCACACACGCTGCGCGAGGCGCTGGCAGCACATGATGCCCGTGACGTTAACGCCATCTGGGGCGCCATTGGCGCTTGGCATGAAGCCCACGCCGACATGGACACTGCTGCCGGCCTGCCGTACAAAGGCCCGTACAAGAATCGCGTTGACGCCATCCACCAGACTGGCGCAGTGCTGACAAAATTGATAGGAGAACGCAAGCCATGATGACCCCTGACCAGATTTCAGCACTGAAGGCGGCGGCGGAAAAAGCAACGCCGGGGCCTTGGGCCTATATTTTTGCCGGGAAAAATGAAATGCGGAAATTACGCTGCGCAGATGGCAGTCCAGTTACCCCAATCGCGTCAATATCCCACCGCGTCCCCGGCGGATTGGTAAGCGCAGTTTGTGCCGCGAGCATAGACGGTGATTTTGTCAGATTCAGCGAAACCAGCCTTTCTTGGCCTGAATGTGACTCTGAATACATCGCCCTCGCCAACCCCGCCGCAATCCTGGCCCTGATCGGGGAAGTGGAGCGGCTGACAATAAGCCATGCCAGGTACGAGAAGATGCGCAAAATGAACGTGCCGCAGTTTGCCGACCTATTCCGGGCCAACATCAGCAGCGGCGTACCTTTTGATGAGTTGCTGGACAAATGGTGCGGCGAGGTGCAGCCATGAGCACACTTGGGCCTATCCCCGCGAGCGCGGGGGAACCTTTGGTCGATGACCTAATGATGGCCGCATGCGGCTGACAGGAACACAAGAAAAACCCCGGCATGTCCGGGGTTTTTTTAGCGCTTGAAGCGGGCCATGAACTCGTCAGAGAGCGTGATGCCCGTCTTATCCCCCGACTGGAGCGGTCGGCAATCCTCGTAGTCGAAGGCGTCAGGGTTTTCGCGCTCTGCCGGATCTTCCGTCACCCCATCATTGTTGGGCTTTGCACCCTGCTCTTTGCTCATGGATTTTTCCTCTGAAACACAATGATAGCACCATCGAGCGCCTTGTGCATGGGCTTGCCAGCCGGCGCAGCTGTCGTTTTGCCCTTGGACTGCGCAATCAGCTTGGGCGGCTGGCCGCGGGGCACGTTGTTGTCGCGGAAAGACCAGGCATCGACCAGTGGCTTGATGGCATCAAAGGACTGCTCGTTCTTGGTATTGCCCAGTACCACGTCGACAGGGACATACCGGCCCTCATTGCCACCCCCAAGGAAACGCCCTACGGCGCGCTTGGCGGCCTCCTGACGGGGCAGATGCATGTAGTGGGCTGCCACGGAGTACCCGCTCGACTTGAAGCCGTGCACCAGCGATACAGCCTTGTCCGGCGTCTTCATGGTGGCATCGTGCACGATGTTCAGGCCATTGGTCTTGGCCAGGTCCGTGATCTTATCGAACAGATCCCCGCTCTCGTCATGAACCTCGAAGGCATTCCACCCCTTGTACTCCGGCAGCATGTGCTTGATTTCATCGGCGTCCAGCACCACGGCCTTGCCTGGGTCATAAACCGTGTTCTTGAAGCTGCTTTTTCCACTGCCACCACGACCGCCCAGGATGGTGAACGAGGGAGGCGTCCCATCGGCTGGGCGGGCGGCGGCAATCTTTTCAGGGCTTAGGAACTTGTCAATGATGGTCTGGTGCAGCGCTAAACGCTCCGGGGTGTATTTGCCGTCCTTCTTGAATAACTCGATAGTCGGCTTCACTCCTTTGAGTTTGGCCTCCACATTGTCAATCTTGGCCTTGGTGTCTTCCGGGAATCCGGCCAGCACCGATGCGACCGATACGTCAGCCTGGTCATGCAGCTTGGCAAATGCCGCAGCGTCAAACTTATCGGGCGCCTGCTCGCCATCGGCAGGCCCATCCTGCTCATGGTGCGTAACCTGGCCCCACTTTACCTTGTGCTCAAATCCTGTTTCGTCCTTGACGTGCCCGCCATGCTTGCCAGCAGCTGTGACGTGGCCCTGGCCAGCCATCGAGCCCATTTGAAACTTCACATGCGTACCGACAGGGTGCACAGGGGGTGGCTGTCCGTTGCTGACCCAGCGCTTTGACTGCACCCCGTTTTTATCGGTAATGGTTTTCTGCTGGAGCTTGCTCTTGTCCATGGCCTTGAAAAAAAGCGCCTTTTCAAACGTAGGCATTTCATCCCCCGATGGGTCCGGTATCTGCCCACGGACAAAAACCTTTTTACCGTCCTCATCGTGAGCGATGGCGCCGTCTTCCCCGTGATCAATAATGTTGAAGCGCTTTTGCATCCGCTGACGGTGCCCCAGGAAACGGTCCCAGTGCACGTCATGATGCGTGCCGCCGTCATCCCGCACCTTCATGCCGTGCACGCCCTTGCACACGACGGCGCCGTACATCGGGCCATTTTCAGGGTGGCTGAAATAGACGCTATCGCCCGGCTGTACATCAGGCGGCTGCTCAACGGGCTTGGGTGGCGCCGTCTTTTTTGCCGGCTCAGGCTTCAGCACTTTCCGCATGGTCACTCTACCGTGTAAATGTTCAGGCCGAAGGATTTGCCGAAGTCTTCCTCTTCGTCATCCTGCTTGCCGAAGTCAAGAGCTTCCGTGGGCGCTGCGGCCTTTCCGCTTTCATCGCCTTCAGACCCGGCGGCGCCGGTGGCGATATCGGGCTGCTCCGGTGGCTGACGGCCACCCTGCTGCTGCGCGGCCGGCGCGTGGCCTGGCTGAGAAAAATTAGAGGCATCCGTGCCTGATGTCCCTTTTCCCGGTGCGCCGCTACCCTGCGGAGCCCCCTGCCCATCCTGGGCTGATTGGCCTCCGGCCACGTCCTGACCGCCATCCGGTGGCGGCGTTCCAAAGTCCTCTTTCTCGCCCGGCTCATCGCCCTGGTCCTGCGTGATGGTCTGCGTATACAGAGCGATCAACGATGGATTCAGCGGGGCATCCCCCACCGGGCCCGGCATGGCGTCAAATCCCTCCTGCGCGCGCGCCTCGTTCACGGTCAGGACCAGCTTGCGCATTTCCTGCCGGGCCTGCTGATCTTCCTCGTCAAGACCCGTGAAGCGGAACACGAACTTGTCACCGAAGGCCGACAGCACATAGTCGGTCAAAGTGTTTTCGTAGAAAGACAGCAGCGGGAGCAGACCCTTGTCCTTGCTGTCCTCGAGCTTGGCCTCGGTGTCGCTACCGGACAGAGATGAGGTATTGCCGCCCGAGAAGCTATCAAAATTGATTTCAGACGGCGACATGCCGTAAATGGCGCAGATGATCGAGGTGAGAAACGACATCCACTTGGCAAAGTACATTTCGTTGAACTGCTCGCCAAAGCTCTCGAAGGAGGCGGCGCTGTCCGCGTCCCTGCTGACCATGACAGGCAGCGTCCAGGCATTGTTTATGCCCTTGACCATGCTGTTCCAGTAGCGCTTGAAGGCATCAATGTCCGTGCTGGCGTATTCGCCGCGCAGGTGGAGCATCCCGCGAGGGATGGCGTTGCTGTCGAAGCCCTTGATGTTGTAGGTCATGGCGTTCAGGAAGCCAGTGACCACGCGAATCAGCACCTCCGTCTCGCTGTAGCCGTAGCCGCAGGCGCGCACGTCGGTACGCGGGTTGCGGACCTCATAAATCAGGTCATCAAAGGTATAGAGCGCGCGGATCTTCCCGTTCACGAACTGGAGACTGGTGATTTCGTCGCGGCCCTGGTAGCCGGCCTCCACACAGAGGCGAATGGTGCCCCCGTCGACGGCATATAGGCCGTCAATGCCCAGCTTCTTATCCCGCTTCATTTCGGTTTCGATGGCCATGGCATCGAAGGTCAGCGTGTCGCGGGTCAGCTTTGCCATGAAGGCACTGAAATTATCACGCTTCAGGCGCTTGCGTTCGCGCGCATTGAACTCCCACCCGCAGTTGGTCACGAACCGATTCAGGAGCTTGATGCTCTCCTGCTCCGTGTCCGTAACCTGGTGCTCTTTGTCGACGTGGCGGACAGTGAAGCCCGGCCCCTCGCCGGATTCCTGCACCCGGCAAAACCGGCTTATCTGGCGCTGGCGGGTCATGATGACGGCATTCAGCACCGGCGTCTGGTCGACCATGGCGCGCAGGCTTTCAAAATTCAGCAGCGATGGCCGCTCCCAGAAGTCGCCCTGCACCGATACCTGGTACTCGTCCAACTGCACGGACTGCATTCCGCGGGCATGGGTAGCCGCGTTGCGCGAGGGAAAAGGGATGATATTGCCGTAGTTCAGCGACTTATTGACCGCATCGTCCTCCATCCGCTGAGTGATGAAGTCGATGACGGGTGCCAGTTCATCCGGCGGCATGATCAGGTCGCGGATACCTTTCGGGGCAAACGACTTCTGCATGATGCCCAGCGCTTCCGTGCGCTCAGCCAGGGGCGCTGCCTGATTAAAGGCAGTTCCTTCAACAGAATCATTGGGGGTTTTGGACATAGATGCTCTCCTGCCGCCTACTGTAGTGTCACGTAGGCGGCAGTAGAATCAGGGTTATTCCAGATGAGATACCTCTATCGGTTTTATGGCGGCCATGGCCAGCCGGTAAATGTCGTTTCTCCACGCACCCTCGCGTACTTCCTTCCGCGGCGGGGTAGTGGAGCGCACAGAGCGGATCGCTGCCCGCAGGTCGCGGCCGCCGATCAGGCCGGCCAGTGACATTGCCTCCATGTCGCGGCCACTCAATGCTGAATGTCCTCTTCTTTCGTGGTCTTCAGGTACTTTTCCACGTTCAGCATGGTTTCGCGCATCGCCTGCATGGCCATGCTGATCTGGTTGCGGTCATTGTTGTTCAGGGCAGACAGGATGTGGTCGATGTACAGCATCATGGTCTGCAACAGGCCGTAAGGCTGGCCCAGGGCCTCGCCGTTGACTTCCTGAATCAGCGTATCCAGCAGGAACCGGCGCGCGAAGAGGGACTGCTTGCGCATGGCAGTGAAGCGGTCACCGATATCCTGCGCCTCGTTGCCGGGCTGCGTGATGGCGATGAAGTAGGCCTTCGTGCGCTCGTAGATGCTGGCCAACTGCTTATGGCAGGCCCGGCGGGTCACCAGCTCGGACGGATCCAGCACGGCGTCTTCATAGGTCATGGCCCTGGTCAGCTTTTCCTCGAGCACGTCCTGTTCATGCTTCGTGGTGGCCAGGGCCTCGGCAGCAGCACACAGCAGATCGCGGAGCTTCACGTTCACTGGCACGTTGTCCAGCCCGATGGAGGCCTGCACCAGCGCCACAATCAGGTTGTTGGCGTCGGGCACCCCAAAGCGAGTAAGGCCGGCCTGCAGCAGATCCTCGCGGTCCAGCGCATCGACGGTCATCAGATTGGACACCAGCAGGCCGCGGACATTGTGGGGCATCAGCGTCTGCTGGATGATCGGCCAGACAGCACGGGCCTGCTCAAACGTGCTCTCGGGCACGCGGAACACGATCACGCCACCCTGCTGCACCGTGAAACAGCGGGCGCGCAGGCCGGCAAGGGTAATCTCGATGGTTTCCTGCGCATTCAGCACCTGGCGCTCGGTATGGGTGCAGGGCTCTACTTCTTCTTGTACGGCTTCGACGTTCAATTTCTCTCTCCGGTTGCAAAAATATGGCCTGTCCAATATAGCAAGATAGCAGTCCTGTTTCATCAAATTTGAGACACAAAAAACCCGCCATTACAGCGGGTTTTTTCACTGGCCTGGATTATTCGGAAGGAGCAGCGTCAGCGATGTCGCCTGAGGCCGGTTCAGCGATAGGGGCGGCAGCTTCAGCTTGCTCGGGAGCGGCAGCATAGGTGGCGTCGACCGGAGCAGCCGGAGCATTTTCACCAGTGCTGGCACCAGCCGGGGCGGCTTCGGCGTCGACCAAAGGGGTTGTGCTTTCCACGATAACGGTGTCCTCGGGATTAACCTCAGGCTCCGGTTCGCCAGCAAAGGCAGCCTGCTGCAGGCCATTGAATACGGCAGCAGCAGGAGCGGCAGCAGCAGCCGTGGCCTGGGCGTCAAAGCCGGCCGCCACGCTGGGGGTCAATTCCTGGGGCGCCGGATTGCTGAAATCCTTGGCACCAAAGGCAATCCCGTGCGCGCCAATATCGGATTCGTAGTAGGCGATGCTGGTCAGGGATTCGGCTTCACCGGTGGGGTCAACGGTCAGGTCGACCAGCTGCGGGAAGTCGGACGGCCCGGAATGGTTGAAAACAACGACAGCAGGGACTGTCAGTCCGGACAGTTCATGGCGGAAGTAAACGAGTTCTTTCATTTTTTTGTACCCTTGGTTGCTAAAAGTTAGAACGTGGAGTGCAAATACTACACCCGGTTGCGCCCTGATGTCAAGGCGCAGCGAGGTCTGGTATCAGGTGCTAGCGCGGATAGCGCAGGCTACTTCGTGTTCAGCAAGGCACTCAGGAGAGTGCGAGACGCCATCTGTTGCGCCACAATTGGTGCCTTTGCAGGTTTTCCCCGCAGCCGTTTCCAGTTTGGCGATACCCTGCACCAGTGCTTCCGTCTTCGCGGCCTGGCCCTTCTGATAGGGCATCCACTCGGCGTAGAAGGCAAGGTTTTCGGTCGGGTCGCCATCCTGCACCAGCGTTACCGACGTGACGGGGAACTGCCGGCCGGCATGGTCAATGACGGACAGATTTACCACGGTATCGCTGTGGACATAGGCCACCAGCGCGGCCAGCGGGGCAATGCCGTCGTGACACAGGCAATTGCCGTTGTCGCCACGGAATTCCGTGTTTTTCGGGCGGAACCACACTACGCGCCCAACAGTGGGGGTGATCAGAGGGATTTTGTCGTTCATGCTTTTCTCCTGGGTGATTGATTGCTGTGGCCGGTGGCGTCGGTTTCAAGCCGCCGCCTCATCCATGCCGACTACGCTAACACACTTTGCCACTTGAAGCGGGTAGTCACCGGCGCTGAACCCGGCATTCCTTAAATGCCCGATCTATCTTGTGCCTTTAGCCGCAAGTTCACGAATAAATAAGGAGGCTGTACCTGCGCATCAGCCTGCGCATTCACTACCCACAAAACTGCGCTCTATCAGCAGGCCGCTCCGCCCAGGGTTGGAAAACGGTTTGTACCAGATGCAGAACGCAGTTTTGTGAGCTGTAGGAAGCAGACGGGACTCGAACCCGTGACCTTGGCAATGAAGATGCCAAACTCTACCGCTGAGCTACTGACTCCCCACAAGTGAATGCTCTTAGTGGACAAAGGACGGGGTGTCGCCTCAAATGTAGACAGCCCCTGCATTCCACGAAAAGCACTCACTTGTGAGTTGTGAATGGTGGCTCCTATGGCAGAACCTGGACTTACGTGGGCATCACTGATCAAAGCTTCTTTCCTTGGTGTCCAGCCCATATGTCTGGCACCCCGGTTGCGCTTCCTCAATGCCAGCCTGCCGCTACCATACTGGACGATAACCACGCATTACCGTGGCACCGCACCCATCTACTCTTGCAACAGCTCGGGTAAGACCCGACTCACCACTCACAAGGACTTACTCTCTGGGCGCCAACCCGGCAAAGGCTGACCGTCAATGCCGGATAACAAAGAGCAAGTTCTTGTAAAAGGTATCCGGTATGCACACCCTACCGGAGTCGGGCTACTTGTAGCACAGTGCATTTGTGCCCCGGTGTTTTGCGCTGGGGGTGGCTCCCCAACACCGAGCAGGAGAAAAGTTGGCCGTCTTTCCGGCCTGTCACCGCGGTAGCTTCGGTCCTCGCCGCATCTTCCAGCATGATGCGTCTTCGCGCATACGTTATGGCTACTGTGCGCACCCATGCATGGTGTCTGCTTCTACCCACCCGGACCTATTCATATCCGATTTACATTACGGGGGGTTCCCCCCAGGCGGGGTTTTATTCTCCCAGTCTCTCCAAGGCGTCAAGCCTAACTACCGATCCGGGGCCTTTTGCACTAGGGCTTTCAGTGCGCCTTCTGCCGGTCCAGCGGAATGGTTAGCGGATCACATTCCGAAAGTCCACTCCAGTTACGAGGCTGGAGGCCGCGACTCAGCTGCTTTAAGTTGTTCACGCCTTTCTGTAATCCTGCAAGGCTCAGGGGGCATAGTTACCAGCTGCCAACCGGTGCGGTTTCGTGGACATTTATAGGCCGTCTTGAAACCACCAACGTCATCCAGCCTTACTGGTGGCGGGGACAGGACTTGAACCTGCGACCTTCTGGTTATGAGCCAGACGAGCTACCAACTGCTCCACCCCGACATTCTTGCCGCTTGTGGCGGCTTGGTGTGCTCATTTTTGATTAAACAGATATCGCCTGTCAATCACTATTTGATGAAAAAAGAATACACCCTGGGTCGCGCGGGCGCACCGTCATGCCGCGTGCATTGCACATGTTGCCATCTTCGTCGAAGTTCCGGCAATTGCCGCAAATTTCACCGGGCGGCAGGTCTTGTATCATGTTGACCACACCTTGATTAAGGCCTGGCAGGGCCTCTTCAATTTTCTTTTGCGTCACGTTTTTGGACTCCGGCGGGACAAGGAATGTCGCGTTGCCGTGCGCGCGCGCGTATGCGGCATCGCAAAGCATGTTGGCGTAGCTGGTATGCGGGTCGATACCGACCTTGATAACTTTGCGGCGGTAAAGCTTCTGTTCCTCGTCCTTCTCGGTAACCAGGGCGGTTTTCGTAAAGTGCAGGAACGCGAGATCCTTGCATACCGGGACCAGGGTGCGGATGCCCTTGTCGAGTACTTCCTGCACCAGCGCCTTGGGGTCAGGGAATAGGCACAGCGTTTTTACAAACCTGATCATCGACACCTGCATGCACTTGTACTGATCGAGCTTGACCGTGTAGCGGTCGCGCTCAGCCTCACTCGTCTTGCGGTCGGTGCGGTTCAGCGGGCTGTCACCCCAGCGCAGCATGTCGTCGGCAATGTCGCCGTAGTCGGCCAGAAACACCCGGCCGGGGTGGCGCGTGGCAAAGCGCTTCGCGTCATTGTAATTCGGCAGGGTTTCCACTACGCACACGGCCACCCCGTATTGCTTCATCAGCACGTCGCAGCGCGCGAAGGGGTCATCGCTGTAAATGTACTCCAGGTGGATAACAGCCTGGCGGCCATCGGGCAGGCGCTCCTTGATGATCACCACGTTGAACGCGCCCATCTGGTCGATACCCATAAAGGTATCCTTTGCGCGCTGTTTCCACTCCAGCCCCATTGCCATGCCCTGGGCGGCGCACTCGTTCAGCATGGCCAGATTGACCGGTATCAGGCTCGGGTCGTTATACGGCAGCCCAAGCTTGCGGTTATAAAAATTCTGCATGTCCTCAGCATCACGATAAGCCTCAATCATTTCACGCGCGGATATGGTCGGGCTCAGCATCTGGTGGTACTGGAGACTGCGAATACGGGCCTTCGGATTTTTCGGAATCCACTCGCCGTCCTGGGTATCAGCCAGGTAAGCATTGCAGCTGAAGCAAGTGTAAATGTAGTCGTCTTCTGGCGCCGTCGGCCATTTCAGCTCGCCGGTGGCCTCGTCCTTCACGTTGTAGGATATGCAGCCGGGGAAGTGGTCCGTCATCACCTGCAGCACATTGCAGGCCGGGCAGCGGGTATGGAACTGGTGCTGGTCGCCGCGGATGTACCAGTAGTGGATATCCGCGTCCTCCCATTTTGCAGTCGAGCCCATCAGCGTGAACTTGACCAGGCTGGCCGACAAGCGCTCGCGCGCCTTTTCCATGTCGGCGATGAGCATGTTCTGTACTTCGTCAAACGACAGGAAATCCATGGGGTTGGATTCCGTCATGCTCTTGCCGGTGGTCCACAGGAAGAAAAACTTGGACTTGCCGAGCGTGCGCGTCAGCACATTGCCTTCTGTCTTCGCGCGGCGGGGCTGGCGCGGGTCCGGTGGCGCTGAGCTCTCACCCATCATCATGTTGTAGACGGCAGGGATTGTGCGAATGATCGGCAGAAAGCGCAGGCTGGACTTGATGCCGGCCAGCTTCATGTCGGGCAGGAACATACCGGCCGACAACGGCATAAACTTGATGGCCATGTAGATGGCCGCCAGCATTTCCATGACCGTGAAACCCACCTGGGCGCACTTCATCAGCGCCACCGTCTTGCCGTAGGCTTCCTCGATGGTGGTGGGGATCTGGTCGTAGATGAACCACATGGATTTGCGGTTATCCAGCCGGAACGGCTTGTTATCGACCTCAAGCCCCTCTTCGGCCAAGCGCAGGCACCACTCCCGGAACGTCTCCGCGGGCCCGATAATGCGCATAGCCTCCGTCAGCTCGCCACCAGTAATACCCTCGAACTGGTCACACAGCTCATTGAGCTTGGCGGTCATGTCGCCGAATGTGGCTTTCTTGCGGAGCAGCGAGGGGAATGCCATTAAAACATAGCCTCGTCGTCATCGAGCGGGTCCGGCGCCGGCCGGGGTGGCGACTCAGGCTCAGCCGGCGGCGCAGGCTCACGCATTTCCGGCATGTGCGCCTCAGCAGGCTTGTTGTGGTCGCGTGCGCGCGGGTCACAGTCGGGCGTCATCATGTGCTTTTCGTTGGCACGGCGCAGGCGGTCAATGATGCGGCCACCCAGCTCTGACGACTCATCCGATATTTCCTCCAGGATAATCCGGTAGAAGTCCTCCATGCGCTCCAGGTTGTAAACCTCTTTAACCGCCTCGAGCGCCGACTCCAGCAGATCCCGGCGAATCTTGATGCTCTCGCCAAGGAACTTCGGCGACTTCACCTTGCCCTCTTCCGTCAGCGCATAGTCGCGGAGCTTTTTGGCATCCTCGTACAGCTCATCGAGCCGGCCGAGAATGTCCAGGCTGCGCACGGAACGGCCGGGGTACTGGTTGATGTAGGCCGGCGGGGGCGCGGCGGGCAGGTGCTTGGCGGCCTTGCGCGCAGTGACTGCGGCACGCTCCGGCCGGTCACCCCGGATGGATGCCACCCAGCGGAACCATGTGGCTTTATGCAGCGGCTGGAATTCACCGGCGCGGATTTTGATCAGATACCGCTCGTAGAGCTCCAGATGGGCGGAGTCGCCGCGCTTCAGCGCTACCTTGATTTCCTCCGCAACATCACTTATCCGCAGCTTGGGTATGCTCACGCGCCACCACTCCGAAACTTGCTCTCACCCTCGAGCGCTGCCTCAACAAACGAGCTGACCGTCGTATGGTAGGCGCCATACCGGCGGACCACAGAGTCGAACTCTTCGATATCGTGCCCCACCAGGCCCCACACCGGCAGGCCGTCCGAGTCATAGCTCGGGTCGCCGTCCTTGTTGGTCTTCTGGATCATGTGGCTGGCTTCGTGAAAAATCAGGATCTCGCGCAGGCGGTCAGTCGAGCTCATCCAGTATTCGCGGTCCAGAATCATCAGGTAATCAGGCGCGAAGCCCAGCAGGCGGCGCAGCGACCAGGTGAATACGTCCTTGAGCGAGCCCTGCACTTTGGGCATGTGCACGGACCCCAGCTCCACCTTGCACTGGCAGATTTTCGGGTCTTCGCGCAGCAGGAACGCCACCCTGGGGCGGCCTTCGGCCAGGTGCTTATGCTCGGGCATGGCGACCACCTTGGCGTAATGCACCAGCGGGTCGAGGCCGCTTCCATCATCCGGCGGCATCAGGAACTTTTCGTAGTCATCCATTGAGCTTCCTCTTCTGCACATGGTCAACGATCAGTTTTCCGTCCAGGTGGTCGACCTCATGCTGGATGCAGATGGCCAGCTTGCCTGTGGCGCGGAAAGCTACGGGCAGGCCGTTCTCATCAATGGCCTTCACGTCGATGGTGGTCAGGCGCTTGATGTGCACGAACTGGCCAGGGAACGACAGGCAGCCCTCACCGCCGGGCATGGCCGTAGTCAGCTCGCCCACCGGGGTATATTCCGGGTTGATCAGCACCAGCGCCTTGGTCGGCGTCTCGCATACCACGATCATGCGGATGGACCGGCCCACCTGGGGCGCTGCCAAGCCGATGCCGCGGGCGCGAAACATCGTCTTGCGCATGTCCGCTGCCAGCGTGCGGATATCCGACGTGACCTCGGCCACCGGCTCAGCGATCAGGCGAAGCATGGGGCTGGCCCCGTTTTTAATTTTCAGCAGCATTACTCTTATCCTTTTTGTATGAAAGCATCCATTCAACAGCGCCGGCCGGGTCGCCGAGCTCGCCGGACACCCTGCGCCTGAAGTTCATAGCCGCGGCCTGCCGCATGGTGATTTCCATGGCACCGGCGGCGACGGCCAACGCGCGCTTACTTAGGGCAATGTCGTAGTGGCTCCCGCTGGTTTTCTCCGGGGACTGCCACCAGCGGCGGGCCACACCAATGCGGGCGGCCATGGTGTGGAGCTCATCGTCGGTATCGGCCAGCATGTGGCACATGATCAGCCGACCGTACTGGGCGCGCATGTCATCGACGTAAACAGTCATAGCGCCTCGCTCAGAAGAAAGGGCAGTCTTCAGCCACTTGCGCCGGTACCGGCAGGGTTTCCGTGACCACCTTGAGAATTGATTCCTCGGGCGGCAGGGGGCGCAATTCATTCTCTGAAATCAGTAAATCAGAGCCATATCCTTCATCGAAAATAGACGTATCAGGCATTGTCTCGTATGCGAAAACCTTATCATTCTCTGCGTAAATTGAACCAATAACGATTACGCGCCAGCCGTGCATACGCGACCATTCACCAGGCGGTAGGCCGCTCACATCAACGATAGCCGGCTCGCCGGGGCTGAACCTTGGGTTTGGACGCTCGCTCATGGCTCCCACCTGAAAACCATTTCAAAATTCATCGGATTGGTGCTTTTGTGCAAGATGCCCTTGGTCACGGTGGCGCCCTGCATCGTGCTTACGACTGGGACACCGGCGGCCAGCAGCTTGTCAACAATGGTCTGCTGCATTTCATGGTCGGACATAATGCCCGGCATCATCGGTACGCGAACCTCGATTGGCTCTGTCATTTTCTCTCTCCAAAGCCGCCATCCGTGGCAGCTGTTTTCAGGCAGGGTCAGCGGTCGGCGAAGGTGCCTTGCTCTCCTGCATCGACTTCAGCGCAAAGGCGGTACCAACCGCGGCAATGACCAGGGCCAGTTCAGTGCCATAGCCGGCGGCCATGGTCCAGGTCTTGATAAACTGCACCTGCTCATTGATCAGGAACTGGGCGGAGCCCAAGATCCCGACCACGCGCACAGGGCACCAGGTCTTGCCATCGTTTTCGGTATACAGGTCACGGAACCCCATCATCGTCCTCCGGGCCCGGCACAATCTGGCCGAGCGGGTCACGAATGAAGCGCAGAACCGCCAGCGCCGGCTGGAGTCTTTGCACCAGCTCAGCGCTTGGTAGAAAAAACACCCTGCGCGCGGCTGGGTGCATCAGAAACAGCGTACCGTGCTTGGTATCTATCCGCACTTCCATGCGCATGATGCACCCCCTTGGCGGTCCTCGCCAAGATAGCATCACACAGCGGGGTCGTCGAACTCATGGGTCACTACATGGCAAATCATGGCCGGCAGATAGCTAGACACCAGAACCTGAAACAATTCCGCGTCCTGTTTGCGCACAAAGCGTATCGCTTTTTGCGGGCTGGCCGTCCAGTACGGCATGCCGCGGCCAAGCGTCCTTTCAAGCAGCGCGACATAAAAGGGCTGCGTTTGCGGGCTCTCCAGCAGATAGCAGATCATCAGAAAAGCCCCATATGGATGCCGGAATAATAGGCAATCAGCACATAGCACACCTTGCATGCGACGTGCGCCAGCTGGTCGAAGTTGTAGGCGAAGCGCAGGCAGGCTTCACACTGGCACGGTGTCCGGGCGCACGCGCCATCCATGCCTGAAAGCTGGAATCCTCCAGCCGACTTGCAGTAGTCAATGGCAAAGTGCAGCACCAGCTCAGCCAGCGCAAAGCCCATGCAGCCGGTCACCAGGTAGACGAAACCTGCCTGAATGAAGGCGTGAGCGAACAGCGCCTGATACCAGGGGACACCGGGCACACCACCACCGACAGCATAATCAGGAAGCGTCCGGGTATTATGGTTTTTCGCCTTCGCCAGAAAATCACCCTGAAGCGGGTAGTCGGCCAGGTAGTGCACGAACAGCAGCAGGAACAGGATGGTAAGCATTTCAAGCCCTCTCTTTCTGGTTGTTTTTGATGGTAGTGGTCAGGGTAGCAATCTGCTGGCGGGAAACTTCCAGCGCACGCAGCAGGCGCTTGTTGTCTTCCTCCAGGTCTGCATTTTTCTCACGCAGGGCCCGCAGGTCTTCGGCGAGATCCGCCGTGTGCTTTATCAGGTGGTCAGCGCGGCTCACGCGCATGGGGCGGCTGGTTTCCGTTTTGAGCTGGAACCCGCGCGCCTCTATCGCTTCCTCCACCGACTTCAGGGAAGTATTGCCGAATTCCGATACACCGGCCAGCAACTGGGTCGGCGTGTAGTGCAGCAGGTCGGCCACCGTCCTGATATTGGCGACCGCCAGTGCATTGCGCGCTCGGTTGGTAATGGGGAGCTCGCTGATTGTGATCAGGGCTGCGTCAGTCATCAGCTTTCACCTGCAATGCGATGCCGTGCATGTCGATGGTTTCGGCCTCGCGGCCGTCCTTGGTAATGGCGTGGTCGTAGCCGGCCGCCAGCAGCCCGCGCTTGATTTCAGCGTAGGCCTCGGGGCTGACCTCGAGCACGGCGTAGGTGTGAGTAGTGCGGGTCATGTTGCCTCGATAATCAGGTCGGCAATGCGCACCGCATGATCTATATCAGTTTTATCAATCAATCTAGGCGTATAGTCGTCAGCTGCTGCCATCCCTGCTATCAACTGCGTCACAATCATGCGACGGCTGATAGCATTGATGCCTTCAGTAATGAGATGGATTTCCTCTGGCGCCAAATCGTTGGTGCCATCACGATAGGTGGCAACTGCCGCTATCAGTTCTTTGATATTCATGATCAGTACCATCCTATGCGAATGTGGAGTTTCCAGATTTTAAAGCCGCGGTCAGTGTTTACCAGCTTGCCCATGATGCGGCGCACCACTTCCCAGCGCAGGTATTCCCAGCCGCGCGTGGTGATGACGGTCTGAATCGGATTGGCAGGTGCAGGGCTTCCGACGAGAGAAACCAACTCCACAGGCGGCGGGTCTTTTTTAATGTCCATACTCAAATCCTCAAATAAAGCCATCAAAACAAACTCCCCTGCGCATTCTCGGCCAGCCAGTTATACCACCCGAACTTCACCCGACCGACAGCCACCAGGAAGTATTCTTTCTCCAATTCCATGCCGATGAACCGAAACCCCTCGAGCATGGCCGCTTTGCCGGTACTCCCGCTGCCTGCGTACGGGTCCAGCACCAGGCCGCCCGGTGGCGTTACCAGCCGGCACAGCCAGCGCATGAGACTGGTCGGCTTGACAGTGGGGTGGATGTTCGCGCGCATCTTCACGGTATTCATGCCCGACAGGCCGGCGTGCTCGATGTTACCGCGGGCCACTTCCGCCTGGGCCTGATTACCGTAGGCCAGCGGCCGGCGCATGAACAGCTCGAGCCCTTCCTCGCGGTCCATCACGCTGGCCTTGGCTGCGTAGAAAAAGCGTGCAGCATTACCTCGCTCATCATGCGGAGTGAAATTTGCGTCTTCGTCTCCAGCAAAAGCACCATAGGTATTGCGGTGCTTATCTGAATTTCTAGTATTCAACTGCCCAGCCTGCCCAGCCTCGTCCGGGAAGTGCGCCACCACCTCGTCACTGCCATCATGAACCAGGTTTGCCGGCCAGCGGCCAGCCTCGGCGCCCACGCGCAGGGCCTCGCCATTGGTTTCGATGCGGCATCCGCCGATATTCAGGGCGCCGGTGCCATGCTCCATCCAGTTTTCAGCAATGGTCCCGATCAAGGGCTTGCGCGCCATGGTAATCGGCTCCATGGCTGGCTTCAGCGCAGTACCCCAGTCCTCCAGGTGCTGGCGGTCGGCATAGTCCACCTTGGCGCCCAAGGCGGCCGACAGGTTGACGGACTTCGGGAAGCCGCTCCCGTATACCCAGGCAATCATGTCGCGGATCTCGAAACCAGCATCCTCGATGTTGCAGGTCATGCGGTGCTGGGTCCGCGTGCCGGCGAAGCACAACAGGTATCCGCCCGGCTTCAGTACCCGCAGGCACTCCGCCCAGACCTCTACCGCAGGGACGGCGTAATCCCACTTGCGGCCCATGAAGCGCAGGCCGTAGGGCGGGTCCACTACGATGCTGTCGACGTGATTATCCGGCATGTTGCGCAGCGCCAGCAGGCAATCGGTCTGCAGCAGCGTGGCGCGGTCGCTGATAAACTGGCTGTCAGTGTCTGTTGTAATTTTCACCGGTACTCTCTCAGCTTTTCCACCATCTGCCGCAGCAGATCGGGCAGGATGACCTTCACGATGTCGTCATGGTGTTTCAGGTCGAAGGCGGCCTGATCGAAATAGGCAGATACCTGCCCTTCGCCATAGCGCATGAGCAAGTTTCTGCCTAAACAATTTTTTGACGGCAAAAATTTAACCGAAAGCCGCTCCAGCATTTCGACCTTAACGGTCAGGCCAGGCTCATGCAGCGGATCTGACGTGGAAGTGAACCTTTGTTCAATGCCAAAAGGTACACCGATTTGTATGCGCTCAGGCGGTTTGGTGCCTACCGGAGCCATGTCAATAGGGTCTTGCAGAGCGCTGAAGCGGCCAAACACATGGAGGGCCTGGTCCACCCGGCTCTCTAAGTGAAACAGCTTGCTGCGCAGGTAGCATGCCAGCTCCCGGTTTGCCTTGTCGCTGGCGCGGTAGCGCTGGAGCTCATCCCATAGCTTGCGGTTTGTCGCCTCTTGGCGAAGCACGGATATGATCATGCCCGGCGCAGGCCGGCACAGTTTGCGCTTTTTCATACCAAGGGAACCCTCACATCCGCCAGCAACATCAGCTCGCCCGAAAACGTCACCTTGACGCAATCGCATACCAGGTCGGCCAGTTCGCCAACCATGGCAATGGATAACCCTGGGGTGGCTCCCTTTGCCTGACGAGGGACGCTGCCGAACTTCCAGCCGGCGCCATTGATGTTCACCCCCACCCCCGCCTCCAGGCTGAAGCAAACCTCCATGGTCTTTACAGGCTGGAATGGCACGCCATTGACCGAGACACTGCCCTCGTATTTGAATTTCACCTTAAACATGGTTCAGGGCATCCGCAAAATGGTGGAGGGCGGCCGCAATGATAAACACCACCAGCGCCCAGCGCATGGCGTCACGGACGATGCGCTGGCGATGGTAGGTGCGCACGCGCTGTTCAAACTCTGGATCTGTAAGACCGGGAAGGGTGGCTTTCATGCTGGTTGCATCCTCGAAAAATGCGCCATCAGTGCGGCGCAGAAGCGTGTTGTTGTTGTGATTCTATGCATTGCATCGTTGTAGCCGATAGGGCGGCCATCTTCCCGCATGGGCTTCATGGCATTGGCCAATAACTCACGATTGATGATGACCGACTGCAAATCCATCAAGTGGCGACCGTCGGGGCGGAGCATTGGCGCCTTGATGCACGTCACCAACACATCGACCACGGCGGTCGAATCCCATGGGTTTTGCACGTTCACAGAAAACGACGAGAAGGCGGCCAGTGTCTTCAGCACGAACTGGTGCCCATCGCAAGGGAAGTAGGGCGGCATAATGTCGAGCACGGTCACCGGCTCCAGATCAGCTCTAGGGGTGCGCTCCAAAAACACCATCACGGCCATGGCTCAATGCCCCAGGTGTGCGGCTGCCCACATGGCAGCGCCAGCAACGGTGATGATCATCATGACCGACAGCCACAGATGGTGGTCCACCCGGCGCAGCAGGGCGCGGGCATCCATCAGGTCGGCATCACGGTCCACATGGGCGTTGAGCTCACGCACCTGAGCCTGAAGCATACGGATGGAGGTGCCCGCGTAGGCCATCACAGCCGGCGCTCCACCGCGGGCATAGACCACTTCGCCGCCGGTGATGGTGGCAAGGTAGCGGGCCTGCTCGCCGACAGCAGCCAACTCGTCGCCCAGCTTGCAGATAGCGCTGTCCGAATCCTGAATGGTCTGGATGGCCGCCTTACAGATACTGGCGTCGGTGTTGCTGATTGGGTCCATGCCCAACACCGACGCCAGCGAATCAATATGGTCCCATACCGGCGCCTGCTGGCCCTTCGTATCGCTCATCTCGTGCCCCTGAATACATAATCAAATTTGAGTAAAGACTACCAGCTACCGCACCTGCTCCGCAATGACCTCAGCGGGGAAATCTGGACTTTTTGCATAATTGCGAGCGCAGCGCAAAATCTGGACGGGGGCCGGCCGCGGCAGATCGGCGTCGGCGCGGTTCTCCTTCTTGGGCTTGGGTGGCGTCAGCAGGGCCCCGCAGGCACACAGGCTGTCCACGCTGGAGCCCTTGCCAGCCCTGGCGCCGCAGTCTGCGCAGCGGTGCTCCGTGGTGGTGGTGTTGTACAGGATACGGCCGAAGCACTGGCGGCACACATGGTCGAGCAGTTCCCAACTCATAGCCCCAGCTCCAATTGCGTGCGTGCGATTTGCGATTTGCGAGAGTTGCGACGTATTTGCAATTTGCGTGCGATATTTGCGAGAGAGTTGCTGGGCTGGCCATAATCTAGCTGGAGCTGCCTTGCTTGGTAGGGGGTGGGTTTGTGCCCCAACCACCCGAACACGGCCCCAGGCTGGCGCTTGATGGCGGTCAGGATGGCCTCCATGGTGTCAACCGCACGGGGCACTGTAAATTCTATGGTCTTGGGCTCACCATCCAGGTCCAGCAGGTGCAGGATGACGGGATGCAGCGGGCGGATCTTCCCTGGCAGTTTGCCTCGGGAGTTATGACCATGGGCAAGTTCAAGCTCCCGGTTATAACAGCTCACGCATATAGATCCGTTCAAAAGTCGCGGGGGTGTGCGATGGCAACGTGAGCACGCCTTACTTGCAGCCGTATTCTTCGATGCGCCTATCGAAACCCCACAATGCGCCGCACCGATCACACACCGATTGCAGGGGTGCAGCCGATCATCGACCTCAGTGGCCTTACGCCCGGCCTGGTACATCGTTTTACAGGAATCGAGGGACAAACTGGCGCGGTGCTTATCGCACCGGAAAAAGACCTTACCTGGCAACTCCGGCATGGAGAAATACTCCACCCCTGACGCTGGACCTTGCATGGATTTGCTCTTTTAAGATCACCCGGCCGTTATTCTTGAGCAGGCCCTGGCCGGTGGCCCTGCTCGATGTATGCAAATATCCCTGAAACCCAGCGTTTGCGCAATATCTGGTAATAAAAACTGCATTTTATACCGTTCGTCGGCTCATTTTTCGCTCCGTGGAACCGTGGAACCAAAAACTTCGATTTATTCTTTGAAATCAACGCGGTAACCTGGTAACCCAAAGGTAACCTTTAAAAGTTACCGCTAAACCATTGATTCATATCCCTTTATATATAGGTAACCAAGGTAACCAAGATATATAAGTATAAGAGAGAAAAATACAGGGAAATATATATATACATGATCTTATACATGGGGTGTATTTTCTCTATAATATAGTGTTTTCCGGGTTACCCGGTTACCTCACCAAAAAAACGTCACTTTCCTTATGTATTTCATCAGCTTGCGCGGGAACCTTAAAGGTAACCTAGAAAGCGATTTTGGTTACCTCAGTTACCCCTGAAAACAGGGTCATGCAGACAAGAAAATACACAGGTAACCTATGTGGGTATTAAGGTTACCTCAAGGTTACCGATAAGGCATTGATATATATGGAATTGTGCTTTTTTTTAGCGGTAACCCAAAAAACACCAGTCACATGCGCGCGCGTAGCATGTAGCGTGCCAATAAAAGTTATCCACAGGAGGAAAAACAGCCATGCCAGACGCCACACCAAAGATTGACCGCCGCACCCTCCGGGAGCGAGCAGGAAAGCCCCGCTGTGTGTATTTGTCCGATCATCAATGGGAGATAGCCAAACAGCTCGGGAATGGCAATGCAGCAAAAGGGATTGGTCAGGCGCTAGCAGATGCCGCACTGAACGACGACACCATTGATATCCCCTGACCATACGGCAAGCATATTAAAAAAAGAGCAAATACCATAGCCGATTGCATTTAATGTGTTTACAATAACTCCGATTGGCGCATGGGGCGCCTGGAGAGAAAGCATGACAAAGAATACCGCATTGGGAACGCCACCCACCGATCAGCGCCTGAAAATCCACACCCTGGCCAAAGCCACTACCACCTTTCCCGTCCGCCACCTGCTGGTGCTGGAGTCGTCTGATATTGGCGACGAGTTTGATTCATGGCTGGGCACCCTGGCGATGGCAGAGCACGCTGATATGGCGGAGAGGCTGGTGGCCTGCTGGAACGCCTGCGTGGGTATGCCGATCAGCCACATTGCCCCGCGCTGGCGCCAACTCCTGCTGAATCCTCTGCTGGAGCGCGCCATCAGGGCGGAGCAGGAGCGCCACCAGACCGAGCTCAAGTACGACACCCTGTTGCACGAAAACGGCCTGCTGCGCGAAGAGAATGCCGCCCTGCGCGAAATGAACAGTCACCTGATCGAGAATCCCGAGTTGGAGGTAAAGGTGGTGAAGGGGTACTCCCTCTCGACAGGTAAACCGTTTCTGGCTGCAAGCCTCCAGAGTGATGTTGATCACTGGAAGTGGCCTGTCGGAAAGCCATATGATGACAGCGCCAACCGCCAGTTGGCCCCGGTCCACATGGACCATGAAGAAGACCTGATCGAGCTGGACGAGGCCACCCTGGCCATGATTGCCGAGGACGATCGGTCGGACCCGGAGCGGAGCCGCATTGCGCGCAAGCTGTTGACGCAGGCCCTCTTGCATACATCGCCACTAGATCAGCCGTTCACGACTGAGCAGGTGCGCGATATCATGGCGTGTGAGTTTGATATAGTGGGGGAGTACGGTCGGCTGGCAAGGTCACATGCTGTCTTATTGCAGGAGTACGGTGGCCGCGCCAAGCGTCTCAGCGTCCAGCATGCCCCTGTGCCATCGCATGAACTTGATTCGGTTTTCGATGCCACGCGCCACGGGCTCACCATCAAGGATTTGCAGGAGTTGGGTCACCTCAGCACCAGCGCTCCGCTCGAGGCGCCCTGCGGCGGACTGACCGCTGAGCAGTGGAATCAGCAGGCTGCACGGCCGGCGCAGCCAATCACGGCTGACCAGGTTCGCAGCATCATGGCCGGTGATCGTGATACGGTTATGGAGTACGGTCGGCTGAAGGCTGCCATGGTGGATGATATTGAAGCCGCATCTGGTATCGGCACCATCGCCGCCGACGAGGAATGGAACGCGCCCTTTCCCTCCGACTGGTTTCAGCAAGGTGGCCATGAAAAGAAGCCATCAGCCAAAACCGCTCTGTCGATTGAGCAGGCCAAATTGATGCAGGGCGGCATGAATGACCTCGAGCGCCTCGCCATGGACAGTTTCCTGCGCACCGGCACCGAGTTGGGCGCTCCCTTCGACGAGGATCTGCCCGATGGAACATAAACCCCACCGCGGCCGGCCCCCGGTCACTGAAATCCGGCGCCAGCGCAGTATCCGCGCCACCGATGCCGAATGGGCGGCCTTCATCGCCCTGGGCGGCACGCGCTGGCTGCGCGACCAGGTGCAGCTGGCGCTGGCCGTCAAAGCGCTGCCGACAACAGGAGATCCACCACCATGAGCAGGACACTGCGCCGCAAGCGCAAAACAAGCCAGACCATCCGTGATGGCCAGCACCAGTACCACTCCACGGCCTGCCAGCACAATGGCAGCTGCGAGCATTGCCGGCGCAACCGGCTCTACTCCAGCCGCCACCGGGCCCCGGCTGACGAATAAAACGACTGTACATACCTTTTTGGATAGCAACCATGGACCTTGAAATAGCCGGAAACACCCTGCTGAAGCACGCCGCCGAGCTCCGGGCGGCTCACCTGCACACCATTGCCAGTGACCTGGAGACGGTCGGCAATACCCTGAAGTCCATGGCCAGCCTGAAAGACGATGGCACGGTCTATGAAGAGAAGGCATGCAACCGCTGCGATGGCGCAGGTGAGCGCTACCATGGAGGCATGGGGGTGATGGCCACCTGCAACAAGTGCAATGGCAAAGGCAAGATCATGGTTCGCGCCGACGGCGCCGCCGGGTCCGGCCTGCACCAGACCATCATCGCCCAGTTGGTGCACGCGGCCATAAAGAATAACCACCCTGGTATGGATTCCGGGATGCTGTGGGATGCTGCCCTGGCAGTACGCCAGTTCCGTGAGGCGCTGGAGCCGTTCGCCACGGCCGGCGCCACCGGGCAGCCCCCGCGCATCGTCTATACCGGGGTGCAGCAGGTGGCATTCCAGAAGCCCGACGGCGAATTCATCGTGCTCACTCCTGAGCAGTTTGCCAAGGCAGCGACCGTTTTTAAGCAGTGGGCTGGCAAATAGCGCACTGTACGGTGCGTTATTTGTGCTATAACTGTATGTACGGTGTGTTATATGGTGAATCCTGTGGAAGAAATCAAGTTTGGCAGTATATGTAGCGGGATAGAAGCTGCCAGTGTGGCATGGGGTCCGTTGGGATGGCATGCAGCGTGGTTCGCTGAAATAGAGCCGGGCCCGGCTGGGATATTAAGGCACCGTTTTCCTGCCACCAAAAACCATGGTGACATGACAAAGCTTTCGGCAATGATACATGCCGAATCTATATCCGCCCCGCCTGTGCTTGTTGGCGGTACGCCTTGCCAGGCATTCAGCCTTGGCGGGCTCCGGGAGGGTCTTAGTGACGCCCGCGGCGGCCTTACCCTTTCATTTGTGGAGATAGCGAATGCAATTGACTCTGTTCGGCGCAAACACGGAAAGCCAGAATGTGTCATCTGCTGGGAAAACGTCCCTGGCGTCCTCACCAGCACAGATAATGCCTTCGGATGCTTTTTGGCAGCTCTTGCTGGAGAAGACACCGAGCTCGGACCCGAGCCACAGCCTGCTGCTGGCCAATCCAGTAAATACTGGCGCTGGAACAAAGACACCAGCAAGCACATTCCTAATTGGCCAGACGCTGGTTGTGTGTTTGGACCCCAAAGAGCAGTCGCATGGAGGGTGCTCAATGCCGAACATTTCGGCGTACCACAACGGCGCAACCGTATCTTCGTTATCGCCAGTGCTCGAGAAGGTTTCAGCCCAGTCCGGGTCATTTTTGAGTTTGAGGGCTCTCGCAGGGATACGGCGCCGGTTCGAGGCAAAGAATATAGTCAGCCTGAAGACCCGCGCAGTATGGATTCTTGCTGGTGGGACGGAGGGCAAATAAGCCAAACGCTGGATGCTGTCCTTTTCAAAAAACAGACACTTCCTGAAAAAAACAGATTCCCGGCAGTAATACAGGATGGTCGGCTGCGCTATATAACACCCCGCGAGGGGGAAAGGATTCAGGGTTTTCCTGATAACTGGACCATGTACCAGCAGCCAGCAGCCAGCAGCCAGCAGCCAGCAGCCAGCGATTGTTCCAGATACCGCCAGATACAAGGCAATCGGGAATAGTATGGCTATACCTGTCATGCGCTGGATTGGCGAGCGGCTTTTGATCGAGCTGGAAAAGGAGTCTTTATAAATGGGCCGTAAAGCATCCGACAAGCCCCGCGCGGAGCGTGACCGTGAACGTCGCCAGCGCCAGCGTGCTGTAGGCATCATCACCCTGCATGTCAGGGTCCACCCGAATGCAAGTGCAGCCCTGGAGCGCCTGCGCGGCTCCGCCTGGGGCGCCACCAATACCGACGTAATCAACAACCTGCTGATATCAGCTGCTGAGGCCGAATGAACATCCTGCGCTTACTCCCCTTTGGCATGGGGGCTCGCACCAACGGCGGTCAGCAGCGCTGCTACCACCTTGGCGACCAGCTGCGCCGCGCCGGCCATGACGTGCATGACGTGGTGATGAACAATGGCGACGTGCTGCAATCGACCGATTACCCCTTCGATGCCATCATGTTTGAGTTTCCCTGGCTAGTACACACTGCCCAGTGGCTGATCAAGCAGCACAACAACGCGGCAAAGTTGGTGTACTCGTCGCATCATATCGAAGTACGCGTGCAGCTCGAGCGCCTGGGGCGCCAGCCGGACTATTGCAGCGATTCCTGGACCGAGTACACCGCCCGGTGCGAGCGCAAAGCCTACCGCGAGGCGGATCTCGTTGTGTGCTGTTCAGTTGGCGATGCCGAGTATTTCCAGGCCAGCGGCGCCCGGCGCGTGGTAGTGGCCGGCAATGGCGCCGAGCCCTTCACCTGCTCCGGGATTGATATTTCCCTTGCATCCAGGGTTATTGGCTCGCACCGTCCGCGCACCCCATTTTACGTCAGCAGCTCCTGGGTGCCGAATACCCATGGCTTTTGGGACATGCTTGCCGGCATGGTGCTGGAGCCGCGGGAGCAGATAGCTGTGATCGGTGGCGCGCGCGACGTGCTCCTGCAGGACCGCTTCATGCCGGCCGGCGCCGGCCTGATTGCACCGCACCTGTGGATGCTGGGAGTAATGGAGTCGCGGCAGCTCGAAGCCTACCTGTGCGCCGCGAATGTCAACCTACTGCCCATCACAGCAGGCGGAGGCAGCAGCCTGAAGGTGGCCCAAGCCCTGCTGGCGCCCCGGCCGATCCTGGCCACCCGCCAGGCCTTCCGCGGCTTCGAGTTTGTCATGGGAGACAAGCGCATCATCCTGGCCGACACAGCAGCGCAGTTTCAGGAGGCCCTGCGCGATTTGTACAGTGGCTCCTATATCGCCGATTCCGAGCCGGCCGACCAGCTTAAAGACAGGCTCACCTGGTCGAGTATGCTGGCGCCCATGGTGGAGCAATTCCACGCACTAGCCGCTAGACCTGAAGCCTAAAGAAAAACAGGGACAACCGGACATTGTGTCTGGTGTTCCTAATATCCCCAGCATCCCTTCCAATGTCCCTGCTCAATGTCCACCTGCCGTCTGTCGGTTAATTACTCTTTTTTGATTAAACATCTTCAATATTACGACCAATGGCCGTATAGTAAAGATGTGGGTTGGGGAGATTGGCTCCCATCCCCCACCGGGAGAGAAAATCATGGCCAGACAGCCCCAGCGCGACAGAATGACGGAAGAAGTTGCAAGCAACCTCATTGCCCAGTACATGGCGGCCTTTGAGGCTGAAGACATTCCCGAAATGGAGCGCATTGTCGAAATCTGCTGTGCGAGCCCGAACATTCCCTTCGCCAATGAACTTCTTTGCCAGTTGGAGTGCTAAACCATGGCAATAAAAAAACTCAGCAAAACCCGCGCGAAAGCAATTACTGCTCTGCCCTCCTGCGTCGAAAACTATTACGAAGACTACATGAAGAAATTCAGCAGCCAGAGCGAAAATGACTACTACAAAATGTCAGGCTGCATTTTTACCCTTTACTGGATGGATATCATCACGCAGCCAGAGTACCACTGGCTCTATGAATACAACCGCGCCATGAGCGCTGCACTGAGGGATGTAAAAAATGTCCTGCCTTAACCCCATTGAAACCCTGCTGTCTGCCGACAACGCCAACTGCCTGGCAGACGAGCTCAATGCCGATGACGCCGACGGCTGGACCTACAAGGCGCACCACCCTGCCGATGGCCGCGGATACTCCAAGGTAGCGGCCTACGATGAAACTGGCGAGTTTGTTTCTTTTCTCTAGGAGTCATGATGAAAGTTCATCAGGATATGAATTTGGCCGAGTTGGCCAAACTTATGAATGTTACAGCTGACGACATAAAATATGGGGCAGCAAAAAACATGCAGATTTTGCTGTTGCAGCATGGTCACTATGGCTGCGACACCAGCGAAGTTATCACCAGAAACTGGCGGCAATTTGAACAATGGTCTTGCATGTTGATGGATAGGCTTATTACCCCTTGGCCGATCATCATCAAACTGATACGCGATAATCACCACTTAACCCAGGCGCAGGCTGCATCTATTGTCTACGTCGATATCCGCACATGGCAGCGCTGGGAAGCTGGTGACCGCAATATGCCGCGCGCAATATGGGAATTTTTCCAGATGCGCGTAGTAGATGGTCAGATTGGAGAATCATCAGCCACAAGCCGCGGCTGATAGTCGGAAATGATCAGCTCGAGCGGCAGGGACATTACCTTGCTGCCGACACCGTTGAACTTCACCGTTTTATTGTCATTGGAGGCGGCGCCAGGAAGGCGCCTCAGCTGGCCGCGGAGATCCGCACCGAACGGGGTATTCTCCATCAGGTGCTGAAGCGCCATGCTGGTGTTGGCCAGCAGCAGATCGGCCCCGCGGATAGCCATGCCATACCGCCGCAGCACCCGGCCGGCCTCATCGGTGGTCAGTGGCGGATTGCCGCCCTGCACCGCGTTGCTGGCCATGGTAATCACTTCAAAGACCGTCAGGGTCAGGTTACCTATGCGCAGGTGGGCTTCCATGAGCGCGCTCAATGCCTTCTCACTTTCCTCCGTCTCTGAATTCTCTGTGAACTCGTCCCAGTTGAACGTGTTCACCAACTCTTCAGCCTGCTGCTCTGTCACCAGCTCATTTGATACCAGCGACCAGCAGCCGGCCAGCAGGGCGCCATACTGGTCACCCTCGCGCCGAGTACCAAAGCGCTTCGTGCAGACATGGGAAAAAAGCTCTATGTTGACCCGGATGATCGGGATCAATTTCAGAGAGCGCAAAAAGAGCCGGCCAGGTACTGTCTTGTCAGTTTGCAGTGCATATATGGAGTCGCGCAGCTTTATCCACTCGTCAGCCTTCGATGCCTTGGGCGCCTTGTCGCGCTTCGGCCGCAGGCGCAGGACAGACAAGCGCTCAACGTCGGCCTGCTGGGTAAGCGCCACCTGGATCGAGCTCAGGCAAAACATGGAGCGAACGTGATAGCTGACGGCATTGCCAAACTGCGTACCCTTGAATGTCTCTGCCGCGCTGTCGGAGCTGGACTGGCGGATAAGCGAAAGCACGCTCTGCATCCGGTTCGCGTCCTTTTCGGTATTCGACTCCGACTCATCGAACAGCACAGGGATTGCGTCACCCGCCAGCTTCTGGCGGATACCGGCCTCGGAGCTGTTGCCCTGGGCATACTTATCCATGCCATTCATAAGCCAGTGCAGGAACTCCATGATGGTGCTCTTGCCTGAGCCGGCGCCACCGGTAACCCAAATGTGCGGACGCCACGCCAATGCCCCGCAAATCGGCGCCAGCGCCATCCAGCCTGCCAGCAAGGCACCACTGGCCGGCATACTCCAGCGGAACTTGCGGCAGATTTCCAGTATGTGCTGGCCCTCGGCTGTAGTCAGCGCTGTTTCAGGTAGCGTGGGCATCCTGAATTTGCGCTCATAAACGAACTTCGAGTTAATTTCCTCCAGGTTCGTTATCTTGCCATCCACCCACAGGCGGTCGCCCAGGTGGAACACCAGCCGTTCTTCGTCTTCCCAGGCCCCACGGCCACGCACGCATGATGGATCAAATACGCCCTTGGCAATGCAGGCCTGCACAATCCAATCGAGCGCAGCATCTGTGTCAATTTCAGGCTTTTTCTTGTTCGCCATGAAATCGCTTTTTTCCCACCAGTTGAGCGGCGCCAGGGTAATAAGGCCATTCTTTCCAAAACTGCCGACGGTAAGCGTCAGGATCTGCTTTTTACCGTGGTGGTAGATAAAGTAGTAGTCCCGGTCATAGCCCAGGAAATCCCATGGCTGATTGTGGCCGTCAATGCCTGCCGTGCTTTTCGGCTGGGGTGGCAGATCAGACTGATCAAGCATTACCTCTTGCTCGCCGTCCTCTTCATCTGCAAAGCGGTCGGCCATCATTTCGTCGTGCGCGTCAGGCTCCGGTACCTGCTCATTATCGACCGATGCTTTTTTCTTCGGGGGTGATGGCGGAAGCGGGTCCGTCATATGCTTTTTGACCCATGCCAGCACGTCGTCAGGTGTCCAGCCGTCAGTCTCAGCGTCGGCGAGATCCCAGCCCCTGGGGTAGTCGGCCGGCGGCTCCGAGCACTTCACGATGCAACCCTGCTCGAGCAGGATATGCACCAGGCCACGCCGCTCCAGCTCGCCATCCTCGCCCAGCCGGCCGTACGTGGTGACATAGCCCTCCTGGTCGGCATCGCGGATGATCAGCACCTTGCGACCCTTCAGCGGAAGCCAGTCGGTATGCTCGATGGCCTTGCCTCCACCCAGGTAGCTGATTACCTGGAACTGTGGCAGGAGCCGGCGCGCTGCGTCGACGGTCTTCTCACCCTCCACCATCACAACCATGCCAGGGGTAGCCAACTGCTCAAGGCCATATATAGGCCGCGGCTTCGGCAGCGCCGCCCAGCGCCAGCCCTCTTCACCGGTTTCCGTATCAACCGAGTAGGTCAGCGGCAGCACTTCCTTGCCTGGACGCATTTCACCGGTTTCCGGGTCACGGCGGAGGATATCGAAACGCACGACATAACCGTAGATATGTTCGCCATCCGGCATACGGATAGGCCACATGGAAGTAAGCTTGCCATGCCTTGAGTGAACAGAGGGCGGAGGCTCAGCATGATCAGGTACCGGAATAATCAGCTCGAACTGGCGTGCTTGCTGGCGCTGCTGCGCAAAAGATGGGCGCTGGTCGGCCGGCGGACGGACGATATTGGCCTTCGTGGGCTCGCCATTGATGTAGCGCACCGAGTCAGGAAAATTGAAGCCCTTGAACTCCATCACGAACGAGACGGCATCACCGCTGGCGCCACAGCCAAAGCAGTAATACATTTCTTTGTTCTGATTAACCTTGAACGATGGCGACTTTTCATTGTGGAACGGGCAGCAGGCTACCCACTCTGCACCCTGTTTTTTCAGGTCAATAAACTCGCCGACCACTTCGAGGATATTGGCGTTTGCACGGTCAATATCCTGTTGCGACGTTTTTGGCAGTTCATTACTCATTGGGCCCCCAAGTGGCTCTTATTATCCCAAGTATTGAATGATGCGTCGGCGGATCACTTGGGGGATCGTTCGGCGGCCAGACCTAGCCGACACATCAACCGTTGGTACGGAGCCGCGAAACACCGCGCTCCAGCACCTGCATAGCCTCTTCTTCGGAGGACGCAAAACCTGCTATCCCACCAGCATCATTGACCTGGTAGATAAAATTGAGCTGATTCTCTTTCTTGCGGTCACCACCATTACTGTGCTTCGAGTCAATGGCCGTGAAAACCGCAACCTTGCTGCCCACCATGTCCGGGGTGATGATAATGGAGTACCAACCGACCAGATCAAGCGACCCGTCCACAAGCCCGGAATGGAAGCGGCGAGCATTTTTCACCAGCACATCACCGTTACCCAGCTCAACAAAGTTAGAGCTGATCCAGCTCTTGCCGACATTGTTTCTGAATAGGACCGCACCGGCGCGGCTCAGGAACAGCATTAGTTTTTTGCTGACGCTGCTCTCTCTCATGCTGCATCCGCCTGTGTCTGCTGGGACTTCCTGAAATTCCACTCTTCAATCACGGTATCCCGGATGTGCTGCATGGCAGTCTGGCGCTCATCATGACTCAGGTGTTTCTGCCGGGCACCCCACATTTCCACCCATGCCCGGCGCTCATCACGAGTCATGTTGTCGAGCAGGTGGCGGGCAAGGCAGCCCTCCATAAAGTACCGGCTGCAGGACGAGACGCAGCGGCCTTTCTCGTACACCACCTTGGTATACATCAGGCCCTCTTCGTTACGGTATGAAATGGCGTCCATAAAAAATCCCCGCTGATTCCGAAAATTCGGGCGGGGATAGCAACCACAAGGTAAGAAACCTGATAGTGCTGTCCCGACCGGCTTTTGTCAAAATATTAGGGATTAAGCGATTCCCCATGCTCTTGATGCCATTGCGAGTGATGAAGGGCGCATAACCAGCGGACATTCAATGGTTTGGCGTAGTCATCGTGATGAGCACAAATATTTTCTTCTGTAAAGCAAACCTCGCATGGCTCCTTAAAAAGCTTCTTATCACGTATTGCATTACCAACCAAAATATGAGCCTTTCTTTTCGTTGGGTTTTTTTCTATATATTTTTCTTTTGCTTTTTTTCCAGCAGCAATACCGACAATACTCAGCGAATATTCCTTACGCTTGGCAACTCTATTTTTGTCTCCACTTCTTTTTTTATCATAATCAGTCATACACGATTTGCATTTTGCGCAAAGACCATCAACAGATGCCTTTCGTATATGGAATTCTGATTCTGCTTTTTCAGTTCCACAGGTATTACAAAATTTCATGGCTATCTCCTAAAAAATAAAGGATAACCATAATAAAAAGGAATATCAAATCAAAAAGGAATATCATCACTGAACTGCTGTTCGCGCGGCGGCATTTCATCCTTGGACGCCGCAGCCTGGCGGTTCGCCGCCTGCTGGCGCTGGGCAGGAGCGGCCTGCTGCTGGCCGCCACCACCGCCATCGGCGGCCTTGTTGTCCAGCATCTGGAGCTGGTCCGCCTGCACTTCGGTCTTGTAGCGCTTCTGGCCGGTGGCCTGGTCATCCCAGCTCCTGGTCTTGAGTTTGCCCTCGATGTAGACCTTGGAGCCTTTGCGCAGATATTCGCCGGCAATCTCTGCCACCTTGCCGAACATGACAATATTATGCCACTCGGTAGCCTCCTGCATTTCACCGCTGTTCTTGTCGCGCCAGGCCTCGCTGGTCGCCATGGAGAAATTGCACACGGCATTGCCGTTCGGGAGAAACTTCACTTCAGGATCTTTCCCGAGCGTGCCAACCAAAATCACCTTGTTTACGCCGCGCATGTCCTACCCCTAAAAGTTGATTGCCTCGTCAGCCGCCTGAAGCAAAGACGGCTGGGCACTTATGGTGTTGTTTGCCGCCTGGTACTCCGCGGGAGTCTGCCCCAGGCATTCCTTCAAAATAACCTCTACCTTGCAGCGCACCAGCACATCCTGGAGGCGCTTGATTATCTGGTCAGTGACGTACTTAATTGCATCCTTCTCCATGGCCGGCCGGACATAAAGCAGCATGGTCCCGGCGGCATCCGTACGCATGACACTGTTCATTGCTACCCGCATGGCGCGCTCGCCCAGCTCGGAAGCGCTAACAAAGGCATTCCAGCCTGCTGGCGACCAGATGGGCTGCTTGGAAGCCGACAGGGCCTGCTTTATGCGCTTAATTCTCTCTGCCTTCTCGTCGCGGGCCTTGAGCACGTTTTCAGCATATTTTGTCGGGCTCTTTATATTGGGCTGGGTCTTTGCCCAATCCGCCAACTCTTCCTTGGTCTTGGCTTGTCCACGCTCAGCCCGGCTGAGACGGTTTACTTCTTCCTGCGCCTCGATGGCCGTCACATCCATTTTCTGGATAGTGCCCTCGACCTCCATTATGGAGCGCCCGGTCGGCACCCATTCATAACCGCACCCGTCGGAAAATGGCGATATGCGGAAAACATGCCCGCAATCACACAGAGTCATTTCGACGGGACGGAGAGCCCAGCAGGCGGGGCACTTCTTTTTTGTGCCCGGCACAGGCGTTTCAGCAGGGATATTCCCACAAAAAACCTGTGTTACAGGGTGAATGCGGAAACAGATGGGGCACCGCTTGTTCGCCTCTACCTCATCTTCAGCGTCCTTATTTCGACGCCCCTTTTTGCGTCCATCCAGGGTCCATTCACGATAGGCCCAGGGCAGTCCGTGATTGCTGATAAATACGTCATCGCGGACAAGGCCAATATTGCCAACGTGGTCCAGAATAAAGGCGCCAGTCTTGCCGGGACTCGGGCGCATGATGCGGCCCACCTGCTGGAGAAAAAGCCCTTCTGACTGTGTAGGCCGAAGAAGAATGCCGCACTCCAGATCAGGAAGGTCATAACCTTCTGACACCAGATCGACGGTGACAGCCCCATGTATTGCTCCAGACGCCAATTCCCGGTTTACTGAATCACGCGCCTCATCGGACATAGCGGGAGCCCCGACCAGGAGCTTGAAACGGAAGCCGGCAGCGTTAAAACGATCAACGATATCGTTGGCGTGCTTTACGCTGGCAGCAAAAACGATAGTCTTTGCGCCAGGGCACACCTCTTTATAGCGCTCGACGGCGTCCCCGACGATTTGCTTTTGTCCCTCCATCCGCTGCGCGAGCTGGATAGAGTTGTATTCCCCGTTGGCATTCAGGGTTACCCCAGTCAGGTCAACATTGTGCTGAGGCCCGTACAGTTCCGGCTTGACTAAGAAGCCCAATTCAATGAGCTCCGGCATGGGGGGGCCTAGAATTATAGTATCGAACAGGCCATCAGCATGAATGCCAAGCCCCTTGCCGTCAGATCGTACCGGGGTAGCTGTAACTCCCAGCGTAACAGGAGCGCCAAGAGCATCGTAAACTTTCCCCCACTTGTTGCCCGCCACAAAATGATGGGCCTCATCGACGATCAGTAAATCAGGCTTATAAGGCAGCTGGCCGTTTTTAATACGCGCCAATAAGGTATCAACACTGGCTACCTGCACCAACTCGCGCGGACGAGGAGTAAAGTGAGGGCTGATTAGCCCGTGAGATACTTTCAGGTTATCCAGGCTGCGGCTGGCCTGCTTTAGCAGTTCCTTGCGATGAACAATAATAAAAACCGAGTTTCCTTTATTCGCCGCCTTTTCGGTTATAAAACTGAAAAGGTACGTTTTGCCGGCACCTGTACTTAACTGATAAAGAACGGCGCGAAAGCCCTCCAGCATCTTCGCGCGGATCTCCTTGACGCCTTTTTCCTGATGCGGGCGTAGCGATATCATGATTACTTTGCTGCTGGCTTGCTGAAAGCGATATGCAGCACCATGGCGCCAGAACCAACAATGGTATAGACGTAGGCAAGCAACCAAAGGACATAATAGGTAATTTTGCTGTTACCGGCCGAGGCTGAAATATCGCGTTCTATCCTGGTACGAGCAGCTGCAGCCGCTGGGGATTTGCTGAAAGTCATATGCAGCCCGGCGAAGCATCCAAACAGCAGATACACACCGACAATGCACAAAAGAATGATAAGAAAAAGGTGCATTACTTACTCCTGTCGCTATACCCAAATAGGGACAAAATAAAAGTTAATAGGAGAGGGCGCCCAATATTTATTGTCGTGAACACGACGCCCATTATTAAGTTGGCTCGCCAAT